GGTTTCTCGCGCTGACCCAGCACCCGGGCGCGGCGCCGGCGCTCGAGCAGCGCGAGAAACCCCTCCTCGATGATCGGCCGCGTGCGCCCCTCCTTGTTCTTCGAGGTATCCAGCCGCACCGTCCGCTCCCGCAGATCGATCCGGTCCCACGTCAGCCCGAGGACCTCGTTGATGCGCCAGCCGAGGTAGTAGAGCGCCCAGGTGATGTCCGCGGCCTCCTCGGGCATGTGGCGGGTGATCGCGGCGACCTCCGTATCCTCGAAGAAGCCGTGCCGCGTATTGTGCACCGTCAGCCGCGGCATCGGGGGCACGGTCGCGAGCCGGCCGGCGCGCTGCCAGTAGACCATCGCCGCGTGCAGCACCCCCAGGCGCTGCTTGACCGTCCCCCGGAGCCAGCCCGCATCCTCGCGGGCCCGCGCCGCGTCCGTGAGCCGGACCAGGTCCAGCGCCTGGACCCGCTCCTTGCCGAGCCAGCCGGCCGTTGCGCGGATCTGTGACCGGTAGCCGTCCACGGTGTCCGGCTTCTCCGCCTCCAGGTGGCGCTCGTAGTCGGCGAGCATCTCGGCCACCGTGGCCCGCTCGTGCTGGGGCAGCACCACCTTGCCGCGCGCCTTGTCCTGCAGGCGCACGTTCAGCAGCCGGATCGCATCCCGCTCAGTGACGGCCGCCATCGGCTTGCCGAGGAGGCGCGCCACCGATTCCCGCCGGGTCATCCCATTGGCGTACCAGGCGATCCACCAGGCCGCCCCGCGCTGGTAGACGCGGCCAAACCCGTACCGCTCCGGCCGGGCCTTCTTGGCCTTGGCCGGCTTCTCCGCTGACGTCTCCCCCGGCGGCGTCATGTCGCCCGCGCCTTCCGGGCCCGCTTGGCCGGCGCCGCCGCGGCGCGCGGCTCGTTCCATTTCGGGCTGTGGCACTTCGGGCAGAACTGGGGCGCACTCCGCGGGATCCAGGTGTGTCCGCACCGATGGCAGCTGAGCGTGGGGATCTTGACCGTAGCCATGCGGGTCCTCCTCGAAAAAAGCTGGGGACGTCATGGCCTCAGTATATATCATCATCATGATGATGTTGTAATTCTATTTTGTGATCGTCGAGGCCGCCACCAGCGCGCCGGGGGCCGACGATGATTGCACGATCCACAGAGCGGCGCGACTACCAGAGGCTGTCCGTAGTCCCGATGATCGTAGTCCGTCGCCGGCGCGCCGCTGCCGGCAGGCGACCCATTCTCACGGCATGCGCGACAAGCCCGTGGGCTCGCTCTTGTCCCTTCTGCTCTTCCACTTTGCACCCGATGCATTGACATCTGATGGTCATCGCAGCGAGAAGTGGGGGTTGATGCGGGCGCGCGGGCGGCGGGCGCCCCGCGGGGGCGGGGCCATCTCGCCGGCGACATGGTCGCGCAGCGTGGCCTCGAAGCGGGAGGCACTCAAGAGGATCCGGTTCTGTGAGCGCGACACGACGCAGGCCGCCCATTCCGGCTTCGTGCGCGTCCACCGCGCGAGCGTCTTGATGGCCAGGCCGAGACGCGGCGCCGCCTCGTCGAGGCGCAGCGTGCGATCGGGCGCGGCCGCGATCCCATTGGCGCTTCCCTCGAGCGCCCAGCGCTCCACCACGGCGGCCGCGGTTTTCGCCGGGATCAAGAGCGCGCGCGCGACGTCGGGCAGCAACGGCCGCTCCGGGTGCGCGGCGATCTCGTCGAGGGTGGGGATTGGGGCGAGGGTCATGCGGGCATGCCGTGCGGGTGCCTGTACCGATCGCCGGGATACGAAAACGGGGGCGTGCCCTGCGCGTTGCAGGCATCGCAAATGATCCGCTTACAGCCGTAGCATTTGTCACAGTGTGCGCAGGCGGGTCCGCCGCAACGGACACACGTCGCGTCGAGGCGGCGCTCGACGTGGGCCAACTCGCGACAGCAGAGACAGAAGAGCGCGCCTACCATGGAAGGTCCGGTGCGTCGAGCCGTCCTGCCAGCTCCTTCAGCCGCTCGGGCGTCGTGGCCCACTCGGAGAAGACCCGCACGCACTCGACCAGCTCCGCGCGGATCGGGGCCGGATAAGGAACAGTGAGCGTGCCGTGGGCGAGCATGCGCTCGATCTCGCGGGCACGGGTGACAGCCTCGTCCAGCGTGAATGTAAGGTTGTCCTTTACATCCTTACATTCGGCTCCCGCGGTCCGGGTCACGCGAAGCGCTCCGTCCGAGGTAGGGGCGCATCCGGGAGCGGATGCGTCAACGTATCGTTGTCGTCGCCCCGGGTGACGAGCATGGGCCAGCCGTGCTGGAACTCGCCGCCGTCGTCCCCATCACGCGCACTGCGGATCAGCTCGGCTTCCTCTTCGGGCGTGCACGGATACTCTTCCCGCATCCGCTCGATCCGAGCCCGCATGATCGCGGCCGCTTCCTCGGGGCGCCCGTCGCGGAAGTAACGATGCCCGCGCGGCGGGTTGTAGCTCATCGAGAAGGCGTCCTCGTGCCAGCGCACATGCTGAGCCGTCTGTGGGGTCGGATCGGGACAGAAGCGGCAGCGGATCCCAAACGGCGTCACGCCATCACGGCTATTCCAGATCAGTTCGACGTGGCCGGAGGGACACGCGTACTGCATAAGCTTGAAGCCCTCGGAGTGGGTCATGGGGTCGCTCCTGCCGCGGCCTGCTTGAGGCTCCCTGCGCACGTGCGGACCCGCTGGTAGGTATGCCGCGGGATCCGGCGACCCTTTCCGCTCAGCAGCGGGAACGCACGGTTGCACACGGGGCAGCGTCCGTGGCCGTCGGGAGGTGCGGTGGTCTTGGCTACCACGGCAGCGCCGCCCCCTTCTCCGACGTGACGACGCCGACGCCCGGCCCACTGACCACCCCACCGTCCTGGATCACAAAGCTCGACGCATCCCCGTCGCCCACGAGCTCGGTCAAGATGTGATACCCCCGCCCCTGCGCGAACGACCCGAGCGCGGCCAAGGTCTCCGCGTCGAGCAGCGAGGCATCGCGAATGAGGATCACGCGCACGGTGGGATTGGCCGCCATTGCGATCGCCGTGCACACCAGGATCGGCTCGGACCCGGTGAGGTCCGCGAGGGGGATCTTGTTGTACGTGACCGTGTACTCCCCGCCGACCTCCTCGAATCCGAGCCCGGGGATCGGGAACGGGGCCTTGGCGAGCAGCTCGGCCTTGCGCGTGTCGACGGCCTCGATCGACTGGGTGAGCTGGGTCACCGTGGCCCGGCGCGCGTCCAGCTCGGTGACGACGGTGGCGCGCTGGCGCTTCTGCCGCACCTGGACGTTGACGGCTTCCGCGGTGCGCATCTGCTCGGCGATGCCGTCGACGTCGGGATCGACCAGGGATGCCACTACGCCGCGCAGTCCGGTCGCCTGGCCGCTGCGCTGAATCAGGATAAGCTGGGCTGTCGCTAGAGCGGCCTCTAGCTTCTCTACTTCCACGCGCGCGTCGTTCACTGCACGTTCGATCGAGGCCAGCTCGTCGCGCTGGCGATCGTGGTCCGCCTTGACCGTGATGCGCCGCTGGTACTCCTCCGTCAACGCGGCGACGGACACCTCGACGTCCGGCACGCCCCCCTCGGGCTCCACGAGCGCCGCGAGCTGGCCCTCGAGTTGCTTCACTTCACGGTTGACGGCCGTGCGCTCCTCGTAGGCGCCCTTGCGCTCGGCATCGAGTGTGCGGGGATCAACAGGGAGCTGCACCAGGTCGAGCAGCGCCTGGACCTGGTCCTTGTTCTTGAGGCGCTGGAAGGCCGCGGGGTCAAAGCCAAGCCCCGCACCGACGAGCGCGTCGAGGAACTCCTGGGGCCGCGCGACCTTCCCCTGCCCGATGCGCTCGACGAGCAGCTCGTACGTCCTCTCAGTCCAGGTCCCCGTGATGCGGTACACCGGCGTGCCGGTGACGTCTTGCAGCATGAGGCTCGCGGTGGCCTTCTTCTCACCGGCGCGGATGGGCTTGGCCGGGTGGTGATTCTTGCCGCCGAGCAGCATCTCGAACGTATCGAGGGTACTGGTCTTGCCCTGCGCATTCTTCCCCGCCACCTTCACCAGGCCAGTGGGTTCCGTAGGACGGATCTCCACGAGCTTGACGCGGCGGACGTTCTCCGCTTTCAGGGCGAGGAGTGTGAGGCCGGCGGTGGGCTCGGTCATGCTCGGCCCTCCGGCTCGCCGGCCCAGGTCGGTTCCGTCGTGAACCCGGCCGCCTGCGCGTGGCCCCCACCACCGTACCGTTTGGCAACCTCGGCGACATTGAAGCCGGTCGACCGCAACCCCCATTGCCGGTGGCCGTCGCGCCGATCCATGTAGTAGGCCGCGAACGGGGCCTCGTTGTGGAGGCGGCACAGCTCCTCGCCAACCTCGGAGAAGAATACCGTCGCGTTGACCACCGGTACGTGCCACTCCCCGATGAATGCCCATCGGCTCTGCTGGCACATCGTGGAGACTTGCTGGTCGACAAGCGTCAGGAGGGCCGCGGATTCACGAACGACCGCTTCGAACTCGTCCTCGAGGCGCATCGCGGCGGTGTGCCAGGCGAGCATGTCGTATGGGAAGCTCCGCATCCAGTAGGAGATCGCTCGGCTGTGCGGGAGACGGAACCGCCACAGATCGCGATCCTCGGCGTAGTTGACGATGCGCGGCCGCGTCGGAAACCCGCCGACTCCTCTCCCGGGCTCGACGCCGTGGTCGGTGAAGCGGGCGCGGTTCTGGCGATCGAAGTAATCCCAGGTGATGCCGGCCCCCGAGCGCTCCATGTCGAACTCGGCCGCGAAGCCCTCGGGATCGCGAAGCTCGTCCGCCGCGGTCTCATGGTGGTCGAGGACCAGGACCTGCGTCCGCTGTCCCCATTCCTGGAGCTGCGCACGGGGATAGCTGAAATCGAGCACGTAGATGTGCTCTGTCTTCGCTGGGATCGTTGGCGGCGTCTGACCGTACAACACCGGGACGTAGCGGGCGGTGTCGCCGAAGACCTCGTGAGCGACCCACGCGGCCGTCATCCCGTCCGGACAATTGGCGTGATACAACACGGTTACTTTCGGCTGGCTCATCGGATCACCGGCTCGTCGTGCACGAGGGCCACGCTCTCGGGCTCTTCTGTCCCGTCGTAGTCCGCGCCCCACAGGGCGGCGACGTGGCGCTTCCAGGCCTCGATCGCGAGCGCGAAGCTCGGCGCCTCGACGTAGTAGGACTCGTTGTCGAACTGGACGTGATAGAGCTTCGTCGTCGGCTCGCTCATCAGGATTCTCCTCGCTCGCGCAGCACGGCCGCGATGAGGGCCAGCCGCCCGGCGCCGAACACGAGACTCTCCGGGCGGGTCGCCGCGGCCTGGTCGAGGGTGTGGGCGGCCTGGAGCCCGTGCAGCGCCTCGGTCGACATGCCTTGAAACAGGGTCCACGCCGCCCGCGCGTCGTCGATCAGGGCGTCGTGTGAATGCCGCGAGGTCGGCGGCGCATCCCACCCCGCCTCGATGGCCGCTAGGTCGTGCTGGCACTGAGTGCATGGATCGGCTGGAGGCAGGCCAGCGGCGAGGCAATGGCAGATCGTCACGCGGAGATAGAGGCGACGGAGCGCGACAGCGACCACGTCCTGCCGGTCCCCGGGGGCGACGTTGCGGAGTTGCGCGTGCAGCTCGGGCCTCATGCCTTGCTCCTCGCAATGATCCCGCTCACGCACGCGATCGCCGCCGCGTCGCCGGCGACGAGCGCCTTGACGAGGACGAGCAAGTCATTCAGCCCCGCGGCGCCGGCCTTCGTGAGATCAGCCGTGTCGCACGTCGCTTTGATGATCTCCGCCCACATGGCCTCCGGTGGCTGCCGCTCGAGCTGGCCCTTCGCGTCCGCGATCGCGGTGAGGAGCCCCTCGCGGGGATCGCCCTCGTCGACCAGGACCGCGGCGAGGGCGGGATCGGGGGTGCTCCCGGCGACGCCTGGAGACGTGGGGAATGAGCCCGTAGCCTCCGGCCGAGTCTCCGCGGCTGCAGCCGCGGTGTTGGTCGGTGGTGTCGACGCCGCCGGGGGCTCGGTAGTCGTGGGTCGATCGAGGATCGCTTTGACGCGCGCGATCGCCACCGGGTCCTTCTTGGCGAGACCCTTCACCGTCGCGAGCAGCTCCAGCAGCGCGCCGCGTCGGGCGTCCTGCACGGTCGTGACCCCCGTGTGCGCCAGCACGATGCGCAACCAGAGATCGTCCGCCGGCTGGCGGGCCAGCGCGGCCTTCGCGATGGCGAGGTCGGCAAGGACCTGGGCGCGCGCGGCGTCTTCGAAGGTCGGTTGACCATCGGCGGGAGCCTCCCCGCCGCGGTGCGCCCCAGGTGTCACGCCGGAAGGCTCGGCACCTGTTGTCGGGGTTGCGGCGTCGCCGTCCCCGTTTCCCTGGGAGCTATTGGAGACGGCCGGCCGCGTCCGCGCGTCCTGGCGGGCGCGCTCCTGCTCCTGCAGCCACTCCCACAGCCCCTTGACCTTGAGGAAGACCTCGAAGAGGGCTGCCTGGGATCCCGGGGGAATGATCTTGATCTCCGGCACCGGGTCGCTCTCGAGTTTCGGCAGCCGCACGATCACCCCGTGCACCGGCCCGGGCGCGTGGCCCATCTCCGCGAGCGCGGCGACGTACGCAGTATTCTGCAAGAGCGCCTCGGGATAGATGGCCTTGCCGCTCTTCCAGTCGAGCACTGCGGGACAGGGCACTCCATGGATCGTGATTGTCGCGAGGAGATCGAGTGTGCCCGCGTAGCCGTGCGTCGAGCTCCACACGACCTGCTCGATTCGCTGAGGCACGAGGGACACCGTCTCCCGCCACGCCGCGAACTTCTGGTAAGCCACGAGGGCCTTCGGCGACAGCGGCGGGGGCGACGTCGCGACCACCTGCCGCAGCTCCTTCCGCAACACCCACTCGATGTGCTTGTGGACCTGGGTCCCGATCTCGGCCGCCTTCGCGAGCGCCGTCGTGTGCGCCTTCGTCGTGCCGAGGGCGTTCGTGAGCGCCGAGATGTACGCGGGCTTCTCGAGGGCCGGCTGGCCGAGCAGCTGCGCGTAGAGTGTGGCGGCCGCCTCGGTCACCAGTGTCCGCTCCTGATTCGCGGCCCAGGGCACCAGCGCGGGCTTGCCGATCGCATCCAGGATCGTCGTGACGGAGGGCAACAGCGCGCCCGTCGTTGGGATCTGATAGTGCCGCCCCGATCCCTTGATCTCGACGGTGCGCGGCGCCTCAGCAGGCGCTCCGACCAATGGCGGAACGGTGGCGGTGGCCATCAGAAGGGCAGTCCATCTCCCTCGAGCTCACCCGCTGCGACCGCACCACTTCCATCCTTCGCCCGATCCTTGAATCGCACGAAGTTGAGTGGCTCGAGCTTTTTCATCGTGGGCAGGCACGGCACGATCGCCTGGACGTTGGCGTAGACCCTCCCCTCATCCGCCACGTTGTGCACGACCTGCATCTGACAGTTGGCGCCAAGGAGTTTCTCGAGGTCAAAGCCCTTCAGCTCATCCCCCGTGAACGCCTTGCCGCGCCACATCTCCAGATGCTGGCGGAGCTTGGCCTTCTTGTGGAGCGAGACGGTGTACCGGCCCGCGACCTGGTGGCGCTCCCCGGTCTTTGCGACGGTGGGCACCTGCCAGACGATCCGGACCATGTGCTTGTCGCCGAACTCAGTCTTGACCATTCCCAGATCGACGATATCCACGCACACGGCTTGCTGCAGCCCCTCGGGCGCGGGCTCGAATTGAGAAGACGTCTCCTTGACGAGGAAAGGCATGGGTGCGGCTCCTTTCAGGAAGCGAGGCACGCCGAGCAGAGCGTGCCTTTCATCTGGTAGATCGTGAGGTCCGGGGCGGTCAGGGGGAAGAGAACAGGATCCCCGCAGTCACCACACGCGATGCCGACGGTGTCGATTACGCAGGGGTCCGCCACGCGCGCCTCGGCGATCAGTTCGTGGCACTGGTCGCACCAGCCGGTGCCGGCGTCAGTCAGACGCCGGACGCTGTGCGTGCGCAGGACCAGCGGCGTCGGACGCCACGCGAGCCCGGGCACCATGTCGGACAGCGAGAAGAACGTCATGGCGCGTTCTCGACCGCGGCGAGCGCGGCATTCCCATGCGCCTCGGCGCAGGCGCGGCACAGCTCGAGACTCGCTTCGTCGCCGACCACCGTCTGCTCGGCGGGATTCGGACAGCCGTCGATGGCGCCGCACGTGTCGGCCAAACACTGACACCGCTCGTAGGGGCGGGTCATCGCGCGGCCGTCCCGAGGATCGAGCGCTCCAGGCGCGCCTGCTCGTCCGTCTCGGCGGAGATGCGGCGCTCGACGCCGTTGGTGTCCGTCACGATCCACAGACCCGCGCCGCCGCTGATGGTCGTGATGGCCCCGGTCTCGCGGAGGATGCTGAGCCATTGCTCGGTGTCCGCCCACTGGCTCGGCCCGGCGGTCGCCGGCTTGGACGCGGGGAACGCGCGATCGCCCCAGGGCCTCCGTCGGACCTCGGGCTGCCGGGTGCGACGCGGGGACCGGCGGCGGGCAGTCATGAGACCGGCGCCTCGACCTCAAGCCGCCGATAGTGGCCCGCCGCCGGCGCCCCGCAGGCGCAGCACCGCCGTGTCCCTGCGCAGAGATCGCACAGCACCGCCTCGCAGGCGCCCACCCACCGAGCACTGTGGTTCAGGCACCGCACCCCTTGCGTCTGCTTCCCCCGGCACTCGCACACGGGGGCGATCATGGGCGCGGCTCCGCGAGAGCCGCGTTCCCGGCGGTGACGTGATAGGCATAGCGATCGTCCGGCTTTGTTTCTTCGCGATTCAGCCACCGGGCGATGCTCTCGATCGCGGCGCTCCCGCAGCTCGGGCACCGGCCACTCGCGGACCCATCGAAGAGGGCGTCCTCATCGAGACAGAGATACGCGCGCGCCAGCGCAATCATCCGAACACCACGAGTGCCGCGATGAGGCAGCACAGGGCCGTCGCCACGCAGACCGCGATCGTGCCCAGCGCCTCTTTCATTGCGGCTGGGCTCGGGAGACGGGCACCGTCCGGTCGTCGAGCGTGAGTGCCGGGATGGCGTCGACGAGGGCGGTGAGGGTCTGGCCGCACTTGGAACATTCCAGGTCGGTCAGGCGCCGGCGGAGCACGTGGACACAGGTGGCGCTCATTCCCCGCCCTCGGTCTCGGTCGCCGGCCACACATGGAACATCCACCGGCGCGAGGTCGCGTTCACGAGCCGCTCAACCTCCGAGTGGACGTCTTCGCCGCTCGCGTGGTCGCTCGCGACAATCACATCCAGCACCATCGTGAAAGACCTCGGCGTAACACATTGTGTTACGCCGGTAGGTTGCCTCGGGTCAGGCTGTAATACGGACGTCGGTCTTGAGGGCTTCTTCGACCTCTGCCATTTTGAGTCCATGGAGGAGCACCTCCCGCGCAACCGTCGTGTGGCCGAGGCCGCGCACCCGCGCTAGCGCCTGGAGCCGTTCGATGTCGCGGCGCTTCAGGCGAATCACGTAGGGTTCCTTTCGCTGTGCCTTTGGGGTGATCGTGGATGGCCTGCGTCTCGATTTCTTCGGCGCCAGTGTCCCTGGATCCTGGCGCTTGGGATCACGCGAATCCTCCAGAGGCACGCCCGCTGGGGTCACCTCCGCGAGCCGGAGCGCGATGAGATTCGCGAGCTTATCGAGACAGGGCTGTGATTTCGCCTTCCGTGTCAGGGTCATGCTCACGAGCGCGGGACTTTGCTCCGTCTCCTCGGCCGCACGCATCTGCGTGTAGCCGATGACCCGAAGGCCGCGCTTGACTCCAGTCACGGTCGCAGGATATTCAATTGAAGACATCATCAAGGGACCACACTGTATTCAATTTGAATCGTGCAAGTCAAGAGTGAATTTCAGTTGAATTCAATATGACCAAGCGGCCCAAGGAAATCAAGGAGTTGAGCGAGCTCGTCAGACGTCGCGCCCGGCAAAAATTCGGGCAGCGGCGGTGGGCGCAACGGTTAGCGGAGGCCGTCGGTGTCTCGAAAGCGACGCTCAGCACCCGCCTTGGTCGGAACCAAACGTGGCCAGCCGAGTTTGAGCAGGCGCTGCAGACCACCCTGGGCCCGCTGCGCGACCATGGGAAGGTGCGCGCGGCCTCGCCTTTCGCCGAGTATCCGGCGGAGCTCCGCTATGGGCTCATGCTGATGGTCGCGTACTACATTGAAGTCGATGCCCTGCAGAAGCTCGACCATTGGGCGGGTACCCTCTTCGGATTTCAGCACGGTCTCCAGCGCGTTGCCCAGGAGGCACCCGCGAACCAGGCGGAACGGCTCACCACCTTGATGAAGGACTTGGCCGATGCGCGCGAGGCGGCATCGGCCTGATCCGGGCGCAAACCTTGCACGGTACACCGAGACACCTGACCGATCCTGTCCCCTTTGGTGGAGGATCATGCGATCCGTATCCCGATTTATCATGGTGCAGCAGTGCATCGAAGATCTCTGGGCGTCTCGCGCCGACGGCCGTTGGTCGGCTCTGGAATGCGCACTTATCATCGTCCTCACCCCGAAGAAGGCAATCGCGCCTGCCGGTCTTCTTCCGGCCCAGCTCGCCGAGCGTCGCATGCGACAGCGTCGAAAGAACGTGATTGAGCTGAAGGACTACCTCGACAAGCGACGCCGCGCTGACCGTCGGAAACCGTCACTATGACCAATAACGCGCTACCAAATGCGGTGGGAACCCTGGAATCGCCAGCATTTTTGAGGGCGGATACGTTTCGATCCCCAATAAGCACACACGCGTCGCGTCGTGACAGATAGTGGAGGGGCTATGAAGCTCGCGCTCGGAATTGCTGTGGCTATCTTGCTGGTGGGCGGGGCGTTGGCGCTTGGGGTGATGCTGTCCCAGTGGACCCGTCCCGTCGGGCTCCCCGTCGCATCGCCCGACTCCTCCGTAGCCCCGGCCGCAATCCCGCGGCCGCCGCCGGTGTCGGCGGAACAAACGCGCGCGGCGACCGACGGCTTGGCGGCCCTGAAGGCGCTCCAGTCTGTCACCCGTGTAGGCGTGACCTATGCCGAGTACATGCGACGGCTCGGAGATGCCAAGATCAAAATCGACCAAGCATCGGACCAGATCACGGAGGCGCCCGTTCGAGTCTCCCTCGAGAGTGCCATGCTCTACTACGAAGGCACCGGCCAGGTTTGGAACGCGAAGATCCAGAAGAGCGACATGCGCGGCATCCTCCAGATCTTCACCCCCAACTGTCAGCCGCTGGCCGAGTTGATGAGGGGCGCACAGTCTCCATCATGTGTTCGCAGTCCGGGAGCCGCGATCCCAACCGATCCGGCATGCTATATGCCAGAGGCGGCCGGCGTCGAGACGATGATGGGCTGCGCGACGCAACAAGTGGCCGAGGCGTCCCGGCTCATCGAGCGGCGCCCATGAGATTCGCGCCGGCCGCCAGCTTGGTCGCCCTGCTTCTCGTCGGCACGCTCCATCATGAGGCCGCCGCCCAGGTCCGCTACGTCGATCGTGATGGCCACGTCTACTTCGTGGACTCCCTCGACCAGGTGCCCGCACCTTACCGTCCCGGCGCCACCGGAACCCCGACGAAGCTGGTGCCGCCGACGCCGTCGGGGATCAATTGGGAGCAGCGCTGGCGTGAGGCGGAAGCGCGGCGGGAGCGGGAACGTGCTGACCAGGAACGAACTGGAGCCATTCAGGACCTCGACGCGGCCCGCCGGCAGGCGGACCAGGATCAGGCCCGCGGCGCTCAGGCTGCCGGCCAGGCCGCGCTCGACGGGCAGCGGCGCGCGGATCAGGCCGTCAAGACGGCCACCGATCTCTGTATCAGCCGCGTGCGCTATCAGACGCTTTCGCCCAAGCTCGACGCCTTCAGCCCGGCACCCGGGTACGTGGAGCTGCGCGGCACCCGGAACGAGCGGTACCTCTTCGACAAGTGCATGGCCGAGGAGTTCGGACGGTAATCGACACCGTGCACCCTCACAGCAATGGAGGCTGATCCCCATGGCGAAGACTGACCCCTTCCATCAGAAGCAACCGATCCTGGCCAACAGTCAGACCATCACGATGGACCGCATCGACGTCTTTGCCGATGGCTCGGTCGCGTATCACGATAACGATGCGTGTCCTGTGGGGCAGAAGATCGCACCCGCTGAGCGGGAACCTGGCAAGGGCAAGGACGGCGCGAAGCGGTGCCCCACGTGCGCCACGCTCAAGGAGTAGCACTCCTCCCCGCCCCCACGTATTCACTCGCCCGCGCCGCGTGGATCCCAACGCTGGTGATCTGGCACGCGGACGGCCGCTTCACGCGCCTCGAGGGCGCGCCGTGCGCGGACTACGCGGCGGCGCTGGCCGCGAGCTGACGGCTACGGCCGGCATGAGCCCGCCTCTCTGGATCGACGAGCTCGGCCACCGGCGGCCGACGCGCCCCTGCCCGCGCTGCCAGCGCGAGATTCCGGTCAACCGCTGGCCCGTGAGGACACTCCGCACCCAGGGCTGGCGGCCCTACGGCGTCGCGACGTGGGTCGAGTGGTGCGGCCATCAGCAGGAGGTCGTGCTGGTGCCAGCGGGGGACGGGTGGTATTCGGAGATTCCGGTGCTCGGGGTGGCGCGGTAGGAGTAAGGGCAGATTTGGCTTGAACTCAACTACCGATGCGCTACGCTGCGCGCACCCTGGTCCGCTGGCCGCAGCTCTTCCAGCGACAGAAACGGGAGTGACGATGTCGGATTCCGCGATCCTCGCGATTCAAGGCGGTTGACGTATGGCGGCACGCGCGCTCTATGCAGCCTACTTTTCCGGCGCCAGCGGCAAGAGTATCGCGCTCTTTTACATAGGCGATGGCGTCATTGCTGGCGTCGACACTGGTGGTGTCACATATGATGGCCCAGTAACCATAGATGAGACGGATGGGTCGCTTCAAGGTGCGGTGAACTTCACGGTACCGGCCGGAATCCCAATGATCACCGGTATCAGCGGACCGACGGATCCGACAGTTTTATCAATCCCGATCTCTCTCCCCGCGACGTTTGCGGACGGCAGGGTCACTCGAATCGAAACAACCTTCGGTCCGCTAAATGCGCGCTTCGAGAAGATCAGAGATTTGCCCTGAGACCATGAACTGTCCCGCCGGATTCTGGTGCTTTCAGTTGAAGGACATCATCAGTCTACTGATCCTCGTGGCGACCATCGTGGCGATCTGGCTGGGGCCTATCCGTGCCGTCAACGTTTCACGCCGAATCGATGAGGAAAGAGAACGTCGCCATCGCCAGTACGCGATCTTTCATAGCCTCATGAAGACGAGACGCATCGCCCTCGCGCCCGAACACGTAATGGCTCTCAATGTGATCGTCATCGAATTCTATGGGCATCAGAGGATTAACGACGCGTTCAAGCGCTACGTCGAGAACCTCGAACTACGCGCACCAGCCGCGGGAGACGTCAGTGCTTTCCTCAAGCAGCGCGAGGATCGCTTCTTCGATCTTGTGCAGGAGATTGGCGCCTACCTCGGATTCCACTTAGACAAGCGGGAGCTCGACAAGTTCTCCTACGTTCCCCAGGGCTGGAACGACATCGAATTCGAGAACGCTCGGATTCGGCGGCTGGCTCTGGAGGTCTTATCGGGACAGCGGTCCCTGCCGATTGGGCCGTTCAAGGCTGACGCCGCCGGGAAGTTTCCTCCGCCGCCATCAAGTTGAGGAGAAGTGGCCCAACCCAGGCGGTCCGGCGACCGGATGGTGGGAGGAACTGCTATGACGCGCGACGGTGACGGCGCGGCGCCGCCCGTCCTTGTCTCCGAGCTGGGGCCTTCGACAACGGCGCTCGCTCTTCGGCCTGGACAGGAAGGTCCAATTGCTTCGTCTTGCTGCGCGCCGCCTTCGGAGGGGCGCTATAGGTCACATTTACCTGACGGGAAGGGGGATAGTCGATCCTTGCGCCATTTAGGAGTTCCCCAATCGTCAAAATTTGCAGGCGAGGATGTTTCCCCCAGGGCGATTCATAGAACCCGGCAGAGGCGGCCTTTCGCATCGCCGACGTTGGCGGCTGAAGAGTAATGAACACGCCGAGCTGAGCCTTTTCCTGTTCCATCGCGCCGTGGAGACTTTGAATGTGTGCTGGCGAAACATGGCCGGACTTCACTTGAAACACGATTTGCTTTGTGTCGCCGCTGTCGTCGTCGTGAAAGTACAAGCGACCATCGATGCCCCGGTCTGCGCCCTTCTTTGGACTGGCCGGCCGTGCGTCAACGAGACTGAGCGCCCACCACTCGAATTGATACGGGCTCTCGAGGGCGAGCGCTTCCGCGTCGGCGGGAGACGTTGGCTCACCGATCACCTTATAGGGAAGGACGCCCAGCCGTTTCTTAATCACAGCGATGGCCGCTTGCGTAATGTCGATTCCTACCCACCGCCGATTCAGCTTCTCGGCGACAGCAACCGCCGTCCCGCAGCCGCAGAATGGATCGAGGACGGTATCTCCTTCATTGCTGCTCGCTCGTATGATCCGCTCTAGTAGAGCCTCCGGCTTCTGGGTTGCATAGCCCAAGCGCTCGCGTGAACCTGCCTGAAGGCGAATGTCTGTCCAGACATCCTGTAGCGGAACGCCTGGCATCTCGTCGAGATAGCGTTTGTATACCGGCATCCCGGTCCGCCGGAAGACGATGCGCCCCTCGGATAGAAACTTATCCAGATTGGCCTTGGAAAAGGCCCAGTGCCGGCCCCGGTATGGTTTCATGCCGTGCCATTCGTAGTCCACGTCACCGCCTGGCTTATGAGCCGTCAGATCACTGACGCGATAGCGGCGTCCACTCCCCTCTTCCACGTACCGATAGTTCTCATCGACATAGTCAGGCTCGAATGGACCATATTGCGGATGCCACGTGAACACCGGGCCGCGCGTATAAAACAGCAAGACATCGTGAGTTCGCCCATAGCGCCGCGGATCATTCTTCCCGCTGAAACGCTTCCAAGACAGTTCGTTCTGAAAATTCCTGGGATCAAAGACGGCGTCCATCAGAATCTTGAGGTAGTGGCTGGCGGTGGGGTCACAGTGTAAATAAATCGAGCCCACGGGCTTCAGCACTCGATGAAGCTGCTTCAGCCTCGGCGCCATCATCGTGAGGTACGCCAGAAGATCGCTCTTTGGGAAGAGCGAGTGAAAGGCTTGCATGGCTTGGGAGAGCGGCCCGCCAGTCGTTACGAGTTCTTCGTAGAGACGCTCCGTCGCCGTCCCCCACTCCCATGTATCCTCAAAGGCTTGGATCTGGGCGACGGCGTGGGCCCCGGTCCTTTCCTTGAAGAGGACGTTGTATTCGCGATTGCTGTTGAATGGTGGATCGAGGTAAACAAGGTCGACCGATTCATCTTTGATGTAGCCGGGGCGCGTGAGGATATCGAGGTTGTCCCCGTAGTAGAGCGTGTTCTGGGGCTCGGGGACGTCCACAGGTGGGCCTCGCAGGTGCTCAGGCGCGACATGCCCGACGCACCGGGGCTCGGCGCCGGGGGCGCCAACCCGAAAGGCCAGGTGCAGGCAAACAGGAATTGTCCGGGGGTCACCCTCCGCGGCTAGGTGGACTTAAGGGCATCACCGCCCCTGGGGGTCGCCGCCGCCGGGGGCGCTACGACCCCCTTTTGCTGAGACACACTTACCCTCTGTCCTACCTCGGCACCGGCCCGACCGCCTGCGGCGCGACGAGGGTCGGCGGGCCGACAGAGAGCTGCGGGACGATCGTGAGCGGCACACCGATCTGCGCCGGCTGCGATTGCAGCGTCAGCCCGTCGTCGCCGCACTTCATGTTGCCCGACTGGACCCCCGAGCCGCCGACCTTGAGATTTTCGCCGTAGCCGATCGCGGACAGGCACCACGACCGATCGCTCTTGGCCAGCTCCTTGACGATGTCACGGGCGTTGGAGCAGCCGGCGCCCGAGAGCCCGACGAGGGCCGCGAGGAGGAGGAGGAGCGGGATGCGCATGGTGTTGGTGCCCGGCCCGGTCATGTCTTGGGTACCGGGTCGCCGCTGGTGATCGCGAGGGCCGACGCCTGGTTGCTGGAAAACTTCTTGAGCGCGGCCTCGATGTTCGCGGCATCCGTCTGGAGCTCCTCGAATGCCGACTCCGCAATGGCCCGCACCGCGAGTGCCGGGTACCCGTCGTTCACCAGCGCGGTGAGCGCGTCCCGCACGGCGGCCATCAGCCCCAGGCGCCGCGCGTAGTCAGTGATCGCCTCGGTCACCTCGCGCGCCGTGTCCGGCCGCAGGTTGAATTGTTTGAACTCGAGCAGTCCTTGGTACTCCGGGCCCACGGCCGCGAGCGCGTCGGTGATCTCCGTGAGGGCGGTATCGATGCCTGTCGTCATGAGAGCCTCCGTGAAGCGGGAGCCCCAGCTGAAATGCCGGGGCTGCCCGCGATGGGTGTTGGTGGGGTTACCGGCGCGCGGCGCTGATCTTTGGGACCGGCGCGCCCGCCACGAAGCCGAGCGCGGACGCCTGCGGAATGGGCGGCGGAGGCGCGGGACTGACGGAGAGCGTCACGGTTTCCACGACATCGTTGACGCCGGGGCCGAGGTCGCCGTCGACCCGCACCTCGTAGACGGTGTTGGCGGGCACGCCCTCGACGCCGCCATCTGCGCCCGAGATGCCATTGAACGTGAGCGGGCTCGCGGGGTCCTGGCTGAACGAGCCATCACCCGAGAGCACGGTAATGCGGAGCGCGCCGTCGACCTTCGCGGCGACCAGCTCGCCGGTGTTCGGGTCCTGGTAAGTCGGGGCAGCGGTGAACGGAACCATCTGGGTGTTGTCGCACGAGGCATTGAACGCCATGAGGCTGTCTCCTTGGTCAATGAGGGAACGACAAACGGCGCGCGAGGTCTCTCCCCGCACGCGGGGCCCCTTACAAGCGCCCAGTGACGAGCAGGATGAGCAGAATCAGCAGGACCAGGCCGAGCCCTCCGCTCGGGTAGTAGCCCCAGTTGGCGCTGTGTGGCCATGAAGGGAGCGCGCCGACCAGAAGGACGATCACCAGGATGAGCACGATCAGCTGCATAGCGGTCCGTCCTTTCGTTAGGGGCAGAGCCGACCGGTCACCAGGATGCAGCGCAGCTGCCAGGGCTGCTCGGTCCCCGCGCTCCTGGGCCCCCACGCGCGCAGGTTGTCGAGTTGTTCTTTGCCGTCTGGCGATGTGACGCCGAGCGGGAAGATGCCGAGGCACGTGTGGGAGAGCGGGCTGGGGTTCCCCGCCCCGTCCGCGTACGCGTACACGCGGCGGTCTACAGCGTCGGGCGCCTTGCCCGGGAGATCCCATGCCTGCCGGTAGCGCTCGTCGAAGTTGACCGGCTGGCGCGGGCAGTCCGTCGGGAATGCGAAGGGCGTCCGGTCGACGATGGGCGGCACGGGCGGCGGTGGGACCACCGGCGGCGGGATCACCGGAGGCACCACGGATGGCGTGAGCGTCGGGAGCGGGCCCTCGCCGGTGATGGTGACGGGCCCGCTGGTCTTGATCTCCCAGGCGCTCGCCGTCGTGGTCAGGAGCAACAGGGCAACCAGCATGCGAACGAGCATGGGCCTCCTCCTCTTAGGGTGCGGCCGTCAGCAGGAGGGCGCCGTCGAGCGACAGCGCCACCGTCGCGGGGGTTGCGCCGGGCGCGAAGCGCTGGCAGCGCAACGTGAACAGCACATTAAAGGCCGGACGGGGCACCTTCGTGCTTCCGAGGATCTGTTCTTTCCCATTCACGACCTTGACGATCCGTCCCGCGCTCGTGCCACCCATGAGCCGCACGCAGCGGTACGGGAGCAGGTCGATCGCGACGCGCGTGTCTGTCGTGGTTCTGCGGACAAAGGTCCGCGTCACGTCGTCCGCGGTGGGCGGTGGCGGGGGCGGTGGTGGTGGGGGTGGACCGACATTCGTCCCCACCGTGACCTGCGCCGAGGTGGCGTCGTAGCGATCGAGCCGCATCGAGACCTGGCTGACCGGATCCGTCCAGAGCCGATCGAGCACGAGGCCCGGCGCCGCCCAGTTGCTTGGGCTCATCACCAGCATCGCAATCCCGTTGGCGCTCGGGGTCGCGAGATGCACGATGAGGCCCTCGGGTCGATGCTCGAGCCAGAACACGTCGCTGCCCGTGCCCCGCGCAATCCGGAGCGCGCGCGGCGTCGTGAGGAGCGTGGGGAGTGTATAGGTGCCGGCCGTCGCCAGCTCCGGCGTGAGCCAGCCCATCAGCGCTTTCTGCGCGGCGTTGAAATGTCCCGTGGGGAGACTCCCCCCGCCCATCACGTCGAGGGTGTCGCCGTACTCGATCATCGCGCAGCCCGCGCCCACGGTGCCGATCGCCTCCGCGCCGCACGCGAGCGCGTGCGAGTGGTAGCTGCCGAGCCCGTGGCCGAGCTCGTGCGCGGTGACCATGCCCGAGACATTGCCGTTCACCCACGACAGGCTCGGGCTGCCGCCGACGGTGCTCACTCCGGCGAAGCCGCAGGGCAAAGCGGGGAAGAAGTAGACCTTGTGCAGGTACGGCGCGAGCGCGCCTTTGGCCGCGGCATCGGCCTTCGCACCGATGTCCCGATAGTTACAGTCCGTCCGTACCGGGATCGTGACGGGAACCACGTCGATCGCCAGCGTGAGCTGGCCGTAGGAGTTGGCCGCATAGAAGGACGCGATCTGCTGGACCAGGCCCGCCGGCAGCACCGAGGGCCGCCCCGGGAACGACACCGGGACGAAGGCCGTGGGGTGCCGCCCGCCGACGAGCGGCGCGGCCGCGGCGGCCTTCCGCTGCGTGAGCGGCTCGATGCGCCACGTAGGCGCGGCCGCAACGCCCGTCGTGGTGCTCTTGCGGACGACGACCTGGGTGGCGAGCACCCGGTCCCCGTGCTGGATATCCGTCCGATACGGTGCGGTGCCAGACGCAACGAGGAACCGCCCGCCCGTGTCGGGCCGCACGTAGGTCTCGAACCGTGAGACCCGCTGGCCCTTCGTGATTCGGTCGGCGTGGAGGACCTCGGCGGTCCCGGTCACGGCGGCATGCGCGAGGCCGGGAAAGAGCAGCAGCAGGAGGAGGAGCAGGGTGAATGTCTTCATGAGGATCCTCATTTCGGCGGCAGGACCGTGGCGATGCCGAGCGCGCACGCGCTCACGCTGGCGTTGCTACGATGCTCGTCGAGCTGGCGGACCAGGAGCCGGCGCACCTTGTCGCATTGCTCGGCCGTCTCGTTCTCCACGCGCACGACGACGGGCGCGCCGAAGAGGAGCGGGAACACCACGAGAAAGAGCCAGGTCATCGCGCTGCGGCCTGCGCTCGGGCGAGGTCGGCCACCGCTTGCTGATGGATCAGCAGGTCACCCGGGGACTTCGTCCGCTCCGCGTCGCGCCTGGTCATGCTCACGAGCGTCTGCAGCGTCAGGATGAGCTGCTCCTGCACGGTGGGCAGGGGCTTGCCCGCGCGCGCCGTCGCCGCGTCGAGCTGAGCCTGGACTGCGGTGGCCCGATTGTCGTCACTCACCTGCGACTGGACCTGCTCAACGGTGAGCGCGGAGGCCTCCGCCTTGGTTAGCTCTCCGAGGGCTTGCTCATACATAAGCCGGTCGGAGTCCGTGCCGGTGCGGTCGAACTCCTTCTTCGTCACGGTCACCAAGAGGCGCAGCACCGTCAGCAGCCGGCTGTTCACCAGGAGGTGAATCTCCTGGATCTTCTGGTCGCGCAAGACGCCTACCGCGGCCGCGGCGACCTGACCGGTGACGACGATGCGCTTCGTATCGCGGAGCGCGGCCGTAATCTTGATCACCCCCGTCACCAGGGCTCCGATGATCGCGACGACCGCCGTCGCAAAGGCCGCGATCATCGCCGGCGAGATGCCACTCACGACGGCGGCCGGTAGCGGGAGCGGGTTGACAATCACGGCGGCCACCGGCGGGCCCGCGGGCACGGGCGGGACTGGAGCCGCGGCCAGCACCCAGCTTATCGGGCCGATCGCGGCAACGACGATGACGATGAGCGCGGGTCCTATGCGGAATGACCGACCTGGCATGCGGGGCCTCCTTGTGACCAACCAAGGCGGCCCCACCGCGCGGCTCGTCGGGATGGTCCCCGAGAGCGGGGGTGTGGGGCGGGCTTGAAGCGGGGGTTCAGGGATGAGTCTACGCTGATTCCCTCGGGACTAGGCGATCTCCTTTCACGGGGGCGCCAGGTCGCCCATTCGATAGCTCGCCCACCGGATGACCGGCGTCCCGTCGGCATCGAGGACGATCGCCGGGAGCGGCTTGAGCACGGCCGGCAGCTCCGGATCGGTCAGGCTCGCGCGCTTCGGAAACGCGGCCTCATCCTGAAACCCGACCCGCGGCTCGTTGGCATCCAGCCAATCGAGGAAGTGATGGCCGCCGACCTCGCGCCGGTCATAGAGCGACTGGACGTCCCCCTGGTTGCCGAGACGGAGAAACGAGGCCGCAGAGTCGCTCGTCCGGTAGGCGAGGGTCAGCGCGTCGGTCTCCGCATGGAGGACCGCGTCGCCGAGGTTCCACGGCTCGTAGTCGACGCCGGCGGAGACCTGGACCGTCGTGGCCGTGGCGAGCGGGGCGCCCGCCGCGGGCAGGTGCGTCACCCAGACACCGCCCGCGGCGAAGTCGGTCCAGACGACGAAGTCCTGGGTCCACTGGAGGGGATAGAAGATCGGCTCGTGGAGCGGCCACTCGAGATCGAGGCCGAAGAAGAAGCGCGTGTAGTTGGCCAGCGGCCGAATGGCGTGCGTCTCCTGCGTCTGCGGGTTGTAGAGAAAGAGCCCGGCCTGCCGGAGCCGCGTCGTTGGCTGCACCGGTCCAAAGCTCGCCTCCTCGGGCTGCAGCTCAACATTGACGAGAAGGAGGGTCGGCGTCGTCCCGGTCCAGCGGAGCGGCAGCGCGCTCACGTAGCTGTTGTGGACCTTGAAGGTGTGGAGCAGCGTGGCGCCATATTTCAGATACATGAAGGCCGGCCCGAGGAAGAAGTAGGCGTGCGCGTCGACCTGGCGCGGCGTCTCGCGGTGGAAGTACTGCAGCGCGCGCGCCGGCAGGTAGGGCGGGAGCGTCTCCGGGAACAGGTCGCCCCGCATCGTGGCGCGGACGCCGTTGTGATAGCCGAGCTGGAAGGAGAAGCAGCTCCCCTCGCCGACGTTCCCGAGGTCCGCGGCCTGGCCGGGCGCGGGGACGTCCGACTCATACCGAAGATCCGGAATCAGATCGATGAGCGTCGGGGGCGTTGCGCCCCCCGGCTCGTAGAGCCAGGTCACCGCGCCCGGGAGCCCCTCGAACTTGAGCTGGAGCCGGTTGGTACCGACGAGGTCGTTGACAGCTGGCAGTGGCGCGGCGAAGGTCCACACGCCCGTTGTCGTCGCACTCAGGGGATCGCCGAAGCTCTCCGAGATCTGCGCCCGGGTGAACCAGAGATCGCTCGCGTAGTCGAGGAGCACCCCACGCGAGAAATCGTACGAGCCCCACAGCAGTCGCCAGCCGGGCGCGGGCGTGCTCGCGTCGAGGAGCAGCATGGCGGTGTGGGACTCGGAGAGCGCGAAGCGGCTGAACCCATTGCTGCCCGTCGCATGGTAGCCGAGGAAGTAGGCGTCGGGGTCGTCCGCACCGATGGTGCGCTGTGGGGGACTGCCGACGTTCCGCAGGCCCGGCTTCCAGCGGCACTGCGTGACCTGCGCGGCCGCGAAGCCCACCGTGCCGACCACTGCCGTGTTGTTGTCAATGCCGAGCTGATTCGCGGAGCCCGGCGCCGTGCGGAAGTTCTGCTCCAGCCCGAGCCAGTAGTGGGTGCCGATCGGGTGCGGCATGGGCCCGCCCGGATCCAGGCCGGTGAGGAGACTGCCGGCGCCCGTCGGCGCGCCGACGTCCACGTAGCCCTGCATCATCACACCGAACGTCGGGTCCGGTCCCTCGAGCGCGGTGATGTCGGCGACCAGCGCGTCCGTGTAGACGTTCGGCGTCTCCGAGCGATAGATCCGGTAGCGCGCGGCATGCGGGACGCGGTCCCAGCGGAGCTGCACGGTGCGCGTGATCGCGTAGGGCGGGACGCCGAATGTCGCGGTATTCGTCCCGCCATCGGGACAGGTCCGGTAGACGTCGAACTCACAGGACACGGCGAGTGAATCCCCGTCGGCGTCCAGGGCCTCCACGCGGTAGTAGCGCGCCACCGCGGACGTCCAGACGCCGCCCGTACCCTCGCCCAGGAGCCACGCGCGGAGCGAGAACTGCCCGCCGCGGTGTGTCTCCGCGCCATTGAAGGCGAACCAGAGCGTGACGGCGAGCTGCCATGCGTCGTCGACGACCGCGCTCGCGACATAGCCCGTCAGGTGCCCCGTGCGGAAGCGGGCGCCGTCCCCGAAATGCTGCGGCGGCTGCGTCACACCATTGCCCGCACGGTAGAAGGCCGCCGGCCCGAGCACGACGTGCATCTGGCTGCGCCGCGCATAGCTGCCGTCCATCGGCTGGACGTCGTCGACGACCGCATGCGAGGGCACGCCGGGCGCCGCCGGGACAAAGCGGACGGTGTAGTTGCGCCGGTTCCCCGAGAGGCGGTGCTCGAAGGTGGCCACGCCGAGGTCAAACTCCGCGACGCCCACGGGCTCGAGGCGCTTGAGCAGCACGGCCGGCAGAATCCTGAGGCGCTTGAACACGCCGGCGGCGGTGGCCGTACGGACGAGCTGGAACACGGCGAAGTAGGCGCCCGGGGGCCCGCCGAGCTCGACGTGAAAGCGATCGGCCTTCGTGCCCCACCGCACGCGCATGAGCTGCTCGGCCAGGTTCACGCCGGCGAAGACCGGGTGCGTGATCGGCCCGCGCGCCGCGAGGGCGCCGCGCACGTTCAGCGGGGCGCACAGGACATCGTTGCGGAACCAGACATCGAGCTGTCCGGTCTCGTCGAGCGCGATGAAGAGCTCCTCAACGGCGCCGGCCACCACGAGCACCGAAGGCGGCCCTCGCAGCACCGGGGGCGGCCCCTCGCGCTTCTGATGCGCGAGCACGACCGCCGGCTTCACGCCGTGCTGCCCCGGCGCGAGATTCGCGCGGCTCCAGAGCACCGGGACCGTCGTGCCCGCCTGCACCCCGCGCACGTCCCCCGAGGTGCGGAGCGTCGCATCGCCGACCTGTAGGTCGCCGTTGCCGAGCACGGCGTCCACGGACTCCTGGGTCACCTGCTTGCGCTTCGCCTGCCCGAAGCCGATATATTGCAGCGCGAGCTGCACGGCGCGGCTGAGCGTCGGACTGTCGGGCATGTCAGCGCCCCGGCGTCCCGAGCACCAGCCACCCGCCCGCATCGGTCTGAATCGCGTAGACGGGGCCGCCCGCGCGGAAGCGCTCGGTGGTCGCCGCGCCCGCGAGCACCGTCCCGAGCCGGGGATGCGCGAGATGGACGAGGAGCCGCCCATCGGCGAACACGGCCTCAATGGTCCCGCGTCGGAGGATCTTCTGCTGGGCCGTGATCAGCCGCGTTACGGCGGCCGCGAGCGTCGGCGACGGCAGCGCGCTCGAGGGCGCCGGCCCGCTGACCGGCAGGCCCAGGGCCCCGCGATCGGCCGCGGCCCCAGGCCCCAACACGACCCAGGCGCCGTCATCGGCCCACGCCAGGAGGACCGTCTCGCCGGCGCGAAAGACATGGTCGATGATGGCCACGGCGATCAGCGCCGTGCCCTTCGCGGTGACGAAGAGTCGGCCGTCCGCGGTGACAGCCTCGAGCGTGCCCGTGAGCAACACTTCCCCTTGGAGCTTCGACAGCGCCCCGGTGATGGTCTGGGCGGCGATCATCCGAGGCGCAGGAAAGTGTGCTGGGCGATGCGCACCGTCACGCGATCTTCTGAAAACCAGGCGGGCAAGTCATGGTGCTCGCGGCCCTCGCGCGTGACGATCTCGTTGAGGTAGTATCCCGCGCCCTGCGTTGGGTCCGGGAGGAACGCCCAGTAGGCCGCCGCCATGGCCCACCAACAGCGGTCCCATGCGACGGTGTCCAGCCGCGCGAGCCGCGCCTCGGCCGAGGCGGGGATCGTCCAGCACGAGAACTGGGCCGGCGCCAAGATGACCGTGGCAATGCTCTGGTCGCGACGGACCATGCGGTTCTTGATGACCCAGGCGACCGCGAGCTTCCCCGCGTCGGGCTCGCCGCCCGCCTCGAGGTAGACCGTGGCGGCGTAGAGCGTCAGCTCCGGCCAGAAGGGATGGGCGCGCGTGAGGTCGGGCCGCGGCGCGATCATGGCGGGGTCCACGCCAGCGCCTTGATCGCGCGCGCGACGGAAACGTTGACGGAACTTTCGTCATGGGTGAGCTGGAGCGACTGGACCAGGAACGACGGGGGCAACGCGATGACGCCGCCGCGCTCGTCGTGCAGCTCGACGATGGCCATCAGCGACCCGCGGTGCAGCCAGGGGACATTGACTCCGGTGAAGCTCGCCTCGTGCTGCCAGGCGCCACTGACGCCCGCGGCGAGCTGCGCGGCGATCAGATCGAGCGTGGCCTGATCCAGGTTCGCGTCGCTATAGCTGAGCGGCGGCGCCGTCGGGTCCGGATCGATGATCAGATCGACCAACGCGAACACGGGCTCGGTCGGGGGTGGGATCGCGACGGGCCGGGGGAGGATGCGCAGCTGGCGTGTCGCCGTGACCGCCTTGTAGGTGACCGGATCGTCGGGCGTGAAGGTCGCCGTCAACGTCGCGGACTCCGAGCGCTCCGTCCAGACGACGGTCCCGTCGGCGACCGTAGCCCCAGGCTCCGTGATCCCCACGAGCGGGCTCGCGCCCGGATCCGTCGTGCCGGGCGCGGTGCAGACGAAGACCAGCGTGCCCTCCTGCACCGTGTCTCCATTCGCGTAGATCTCGCCCGGCAGGCGCGCGCCCTTGCTCGCCTGGACGAGGCCGAACGCGATAACAGTCCCGGAGGGCGGCGAGAAGTCGAACGTCCCGGCGACCGGCAGATGCGCGTCGTCCGGGGTGACCGCCGTCGCGCTGAGGGTGAGCACCTCCCCCACCATGAGCGAGCCCGGCGGCGTCCACCGGATCTCCGGCGTGAGCCCGGTGTGGGCCGTGCCAGCGTCTATGCGCAGGTCGCGCCTGGCCTCCTTCATCGTGTATGTGGACGCATCCGGCGTGAAGAACGCGACCATCGTGAGGCGGTCCGCTTGCTCGCGCCAGACGACGGTGTTGTCGACCACGGTGATGCCGGGCGTGACGTCGACCGCGCCGAACGGGTCGCCGCCACCGCTGGTCCCGGGCGTCGTACACACGTAGAAGTGCCCGCCGACCTGCGCGGTCGGCGCGACGGTGTCCCCTGTCGCGTAGATCTCCCCCGGTTGCCACGGCCCGCGCGACGCGGTGACCAGCCCAAGGCCGAGGACCGTCCCCGGACCGGGGCTATACGCAAAGGTGCCGGCGACCGGAGTGTGCGCAAGCGTCGTATCGACCGCTGTCGCGTTCAAGGCCGGATCGATCACCGCGCCGGCCAGGAGCGAGCTGGGTGGCGTCCACCGAATCTCGACGTCGGCCGGCTTGACCGTCACGCGCACCGTGACGGTGACCGGCTCGAACGCCGTGTTGGCGGGGGTGAACACCACGGCGAGCGGCTGTGCCTCGCCCGGGAGGAGCACCGTTCCCGCGGCGGGCGTGTAGACGAAGGTCCCCTCCATGTTCGCGCGCGCATCGAGCTGCGGGGTCGGCGTCCCGGGTGGCGGGTTGTCCTGGAGCTCGGTCAATGCGGTCGGCCAGGTCATGTCCGCGGGATCGTTCCACGTGACTTTCGCGACCTTGGCCCCGGGCACGGGCCCCTCGCCCGCGCCCGCCGCGCCCCCCGAGCGAATGCCGCCGGGCCGCGTGCCCGAGGCAATGGACACGCCGCTCTGCGCGGCCTGCCAGACCCAGTGGAATTGATTCGTGGCCGCGCCACGCTCCCATGCGAACGTATCGACGTAGACTGCATAGAAGTCCGGCCCCTGGTCCTGGTAGCGCGTCACGACGAGCTGGCTCGGCGCGAGCGGCAAGTTCACCTCGCCGGTGATAATCAGCTCCGCCCCGGGTGAGGCGTCGAGCTCCGCCTTCCACTGGGTCTGCGTTGTCATGGTCAGCAGACGCAGCGTGTCGTAGGCCTGAATGGTGAGGGAGCGCTGCTGCGTCACCTTGTCCGGGTGCCCCTGGACGGAATCCGTCTGCTCGCGGAGCTTCAACGGCTGATTGACCGGACCATCGGGCCCGTAGATCGACGGCTCCCAGGTCGTAGTGATGACACTGCGGTTCACAAGCCCTGAGGTACCGAAGAAGAACCCAACCAGGGCGGAGGCATAGGTCTCCGTGATCGCGGAGACGAGCAGCTTGTCCGGCATGCGATACGTCGACACGGCCGTGACCCGGCCGACCTCGCGCCCGGCATCGTCCTGCACGACATCGCTGGTCCGGATTGTCAGCGATTCCCCGGGCCGATAGGGCGGGGCCGGGGACGCGGGCATCGCGAGGAGCAGCGTCGAGCCATCGAGCAGCGTCACCGTCCCGACACCGAGCACCGCGCCGAGGGATGTCACGACGGAGACGAGCACTGTCTCGTCCGCAAGCTGTGCCGTGGGCGTCGCGACGCTGCCCGCGGGAATCGCCACCGTCGTCGTATCGAGCAGGCGCAAGGTGCCGCCGGTCAGCGTCGCGGCGCCCAGCGGATCCCCGGCGCCGGGGTTCGTGGCCGGCGTCGCATCGAGGCGCATGCCTCGCAGCGTCAGGTGGCCAATGCGGTCCGTGCGGAACTTCCGGAGCCGCAAGCTCTTGATGCGCAAGTCGCGCGCCGCGAAGGTGTTGACGGCGGGCGCCACCGGCGCCGGGAGCGGCCGCTGGCGGCAGATGACGGTGCGCCCCTCGAGAAAGACGTCGACCTTGCGGGCCTCGCGCAAGGAGAACGGGCGCACCAGCTGAAGCAGCACATCAATAGGCCGCCCCACGGCATTGACGCTCTCGTGAACGGCGTAGTCGGGACATTCCCAGGACAGCGCGAGCCCGGCGCGCTGGACGACGAAGGTGGCAATGTCACTGGCCCAAAAGAGCCCATACGCGATCGGGACAGTCACCTCGCCGGAGATCACCTCGGGCGGGGGGCCGTTCTGAAAGATCTGGCTGACCTGGGTGTCGAGCAGGCGCGCCATGGGATCGCGGCCCTTAATCGTGCCGGTGATCCGCGTGGGCTCGACGGTGAGGGCGTACTCGTCGATGCTGCCGCCGTCGATGACGGGCCCGCCGTCGCCCGCGCGGAGTGTGACCCGGTCCGTCGCATGCGCCTGTTGATAGAAGTCGCTGCCGGCGACGTCGGCGGTGTACTGGTCCGCGGGCAAGTCGAGCGAGGCATCCACCGTGAAGCGGGTGGGGAAGAACTGCCCCGGCGCGAGCGGCACCACGAGCGCCGTCTGTTGTGGGACGTCCGGCCACGCGGGCTGGGACGCGACGAGGCCAAGGCTCCCGGTGCCAGGCTGGCACGCTATGCCCGGGCGGAGCGTGGGCGCGAGGCCAACGAGCGCCAGCGCGGCGGCCGCAGGCGTCAGGATACTGCTTCGAACGGCAGTCCCCTGGATCCCGACGAGCGCGAGCACCCCGACGGCTGGCGTGAACCGGCCCTGGACAATCGTCCCCGCGACACTCGCGAGGCCGAGCACGCCCGGGGCGGGGGTCCGGCGGGGCGAGGAGCCCTGCTGGCCCACGAGGGCGAGGCCCCCGGGCGAGGGCGCCAGCTTCATCGGCCGAACCGTGCCCTGGGTCCCGGTGACACTCAGGGCGCCCGCGACGGGCTGGAGCACCGTGCCGCGCACGGAACGGGCGAGGATGCCGGTGAGCGTGAGCGTGCCGAGGGTGGGCGTTGGCATCTAGGGCCGCTTCGTCCAGACGGTACGGGGCGTCTGGCGGTTGTCGAGCTGCGAGGCCTGCGTCACGACCGGCACCACGTCCCACGAGAGCAGCAGCGGCTTCGCGGTCTGCAGCACGTCCCACGAGAGCAGCAGCGGGAAGACCCCCGTCCCGACGACGTCCCAGGACAACACCAGCCGCTGCAGGGGCGCCACGGCGTCCAGGACATCCCAGGAGAGGGTGAGCGTGGCCGTCTCGGTGGTGGGCGTCGTCCCGAGGCTCCCGGTGAGAACCAGGGCCCCGGGACCCGGCACCAGGATTCGCCCGGCGAGGAGATCGGGGGGTGTGCCGGCGAGAACCAGACTTCCGGTCCCAGGCGCCAGGGCGAGCGAGACGAGGAGCAACGGCGCGACGCTCGAGGCGGCCAGGGCGCCCGTCGACGGCGTGCGCTGGGTCTGGCCGCCGATCCCGGCGAATTGTGGCGTGAGGACCAGCGCCTCGGCCGCGGGACGGATGGCGAGGTCGAGCCTCGAGGCAATACCGGTAAGCACCAGAGCGCCGACCGTGGGCGCCACCACCGTGTCACGCGGGGCAGCGGGCGCCACACCGAGGAGCGCCAGCGCCCCCACCGCGGGCCGGATGAAGGTCGGGACGGTCGGCGGGTCACTCGCGAGGACCAGCGCCCCAGTCGACGGGGTTTTCGAAACATTCCCGAGCGCGGCATCGGCATCGAGAACTGGCGCGCCGTCGGCCCAGGCATCGAAGCTCCCGGCGCCCGCGGCGACCGACGGCGCCCCGTCGGTCCAGAAGTCGAAGGCCTGGCTGCTCGGCATCGCCGCAGCCTAGCCGAGGACGCGATTATCCCAGTTGGCGTAGACCGCCGGCGAGCCGCCCGCCGCGCCGATCGCGTTGCTGCCATCGGGCCGCGGATTCCGCGTCCGGAGGATCACCTTGAGGACGCCCACCTCGCGGGCCGTCACCGAAATGGTCGGGCTCGTGTGCCAGGCGTCCGCGCCGGCGTCGATCGTGACCACCTGGTCGTCATGGAGTCCCACCGCGTAATTCGCTTTCACGATCACCTGGGGCCGCGTGGCGGCACCGTCGTCCGGCCCATAGCGGCAATCGATGTTGAAGGTATTGCTGCCCGCCTGGACGCGCCAGAAGAGCGGGCCGAAGTCGACGACGCCGCGGAGCTGCAGCGAGGGAGCACTCGGATTGCCGAGGAGGTCATCTCGCCCGGCTCCGCGACCCAGCACCCTGCGGTCCCCGAGCACGATCGCCCGGAGCGCCGTGACGTTGCCGGCCTGGAGCGCGATGAGCATCTGCTGTGCGGTCGACAGGCCCGACGCCCCGATGGTCCCCAGATCGGCCACGGCGCTAATTCGTCTCCCAGGTGTCGGAGGTCTCCAGCACGAGCACGGGCGCCGAGCCGTTCGTCACCGCCTTGACGATGAGAAAGGACTTGCCGGCAAGGGCCCCGGTCCCCGCAAAGACATCGCCATCGCTGAACGAGGCGACGGAGGCATGCAGCAGGCTCCAGAGCCCACGGAGCCGACCGCGAATGTGCGCATTGCCGCCTGTCAGCTCGCTGATCCAGACCGGCGCGATGTAGAGCCCGCTGTCCGGCCCATTGGGATACGGCACCAGGCCGGCGGCGGTCAGATCCACCGCCGTGCCGCCCTTCTTGGCAGCATCCGTTTGCTTCCCCAGCGCGATGGCCGTGCCAACCCCGGTATAGGCGCGCGCGGCGTACGCGCCCGCCACCGTGCCATTCGGCGGGGTCGTCAGCGCCAACGCGTCCGCGGAGGACGACGCGCTTGAGCTGTTGGTTGTCACGCGCCCCGAGATCGCCGTCCGAAACGCGTCACTGGTGACGAGCGAGAAGAAGTCGCCGCAGTGGTTCGCGAGATAGGTGTTGGTGTTGTCCGTGGTCAGCACGCCGAGGAACGCGATCGTCCGGTCATCCGCGAGCAGGAGCCAGCTCCGAGCGGTCGCATCGGCGGTGGCCGACTTGCGGAGCACCATGCCCTGCGCGAGCTGGGCCACCGTGGGGAAATCGCCCGTGGTGGTGCCGATCGCCGAGGCGCCCTCGCTCCACCGGTAGAGTGCCTCCTTCGTCGTCGCCGTCGATGGCGTGCCGGTGAGCCAGGTATTGCCGTCGTCCTGCACGCGGAAGTAGAACTGATTGCCTCCGCCCGGCTGATAGATTCGGATGTTGGCTGCGGAGAACGCCTCGGTCCAGCCGGTGAGCGACGCCGTGTTGACCAGCGGGTTCGTAGTCCACGTGCCCGCCGTGAAGCGCACGCGCACCCAGTAGCACGTGGTCCCGTTGACCGCCGTCGTCGCCCACGTGCCCGGGATGGTCCACGTGACGGAGCCGTTGACGGTGAGCTTCGTCGTGCCGTCGGTGACGGTCAAGGCCGTCCACGCCGAGCCATTCCAGTATTCCCAGGCCAGCGTGATCGTCGTGTTCTGCACGCCCGCCGTCCCGAAGACGAGCGCGAGCCGGTCGAACGGGCGCTGGAGGCCGAAGTACGCCTCGTCGACCGTGACCGTCGGTCCCGCAAACAGCTTGAACGCGGTGCCGCCCTGGAGCCGCGCCTCGGTCGTGTTGTCGACGAACGTCCCACCGCTGATCGCCCCGAACTGCTTCAGGATGCAGAGGCACCCGCTCAGCACGTTGATCATCGCGCCGGCGGAGCCCGAAAGGACGGGCGCGCCAGAGTCGGTATCGCGGAAGAGGATCGGGGAGGCCATCTATCCCACCTCGGGCGGCACGCGGTTCACGGCCCAGTCGTGAAGGAGCGGCGTGTACTTTGCCGCGAAGGCCTGGCCCTGCGGCGTGCTGAGGAGATTCGTCAGCTCCCCCGGATCGAGCCCCAGGTCATAGGCGCGCTTCGGCGTGCCGTACTGGTCGGTGTAGAAGCTGCCCATCGTCGGCGTGCCATCCGCGCGCAGCAGATCCGTCGCCATCGCATGGGGGGCGCCGATCTTGTTCCACTGCCCGGGCTTCCACCGACGCCACTGCGCCGTTCCACCGGACTCGAGCAGCGCCCGCATCGAGAGGCCATCGATCAGCGGCGGGGCCGGCGACACCACCTCGTTGTAGTCCAAGATCGTGGGGTAGAAGTCGATGCAGCTCACGATCTTGTCACTCACGAACGGACCGAATGCCGCGGGGAAAGCCGCTACGATCGGGGTCCCGCGCCCGTACTGGGTATCGCAATCCTTGCTGTTCTTGAGTGCAAAGCCGTTGTCAGACCACAACAGAATGAGGGTCTGATCCAGCACCCCGAGGGAGATCAGGTGGTCTTCGATCTGCCCATAGACCTTGTCCACCCACGACACCATCCCATACCAGTTGCGCGCCCAGGCGACGTTCTCGTGACCGGCCAGCCACTCCGTGCTCCAGTCCATCGTGTCGTACAGCGCGCGACACTCCGCAAACCCGGGGAACGTCTGCGCCGGAAACGGGTAGTGGGGAATCCGAGGCGCCGCCGACGCGTAGCAGGACCGGCCCGCCGCCACCTCGGTTGTTAGAAAGTCGAGGAGCGGCTGCACGGACACGCGACCGAAGTAGTCCGCGGTGGCGCCGGCATCGTACTGATCCGTGAACCCACCGCCGCCGAGAACCGCCCCCTCCCAATACTTGCCGCACTTGATGCCGCGCTGACCACCCACGTCGCGCAGGACGCGCGGCCACACCCACTCGGCGCTCAGGTCAAGGTTGTTCGTGCTGCCCGCATAGCTGTGGTCCAGCACCTCCTTGCCGGTCATCTCGCACTGCAGCGCGTCCATGCACTTCGGCGCCCCGGACTGCCCCCAATAGAACAGCGCGCCGCGCGACGCCAGCGCGTCCATCCGCGGCGTCAGCACCTTCGGATGCCCGACCGGCGGCTGGCTCGCGTAGGGCGCCATGAAGCCGTAATACGGCCAGCCGTTGTCGTCGATGATGAACTCGAGCGTGACCTTGGGGATCATGGCACCACCTCGATCGCGCCGAAGCGCTTGTTGCCGAGCGCCGTCGTGGCCGGCGCCACCACGCGCCCGACCCAGATGAAGGCATAGCGACCAACCGCGAGGGCCCCGAGCGTGACATCCGCCGTCCCGAGGGACGCCATGGCCGGCGGCGTCCCGTAGGTCGGTGCTGCGCCAGCCGTCGTATTCGTGGCTGGGGGCGCGCCGGCCGCCGGGCTCGAGCCATCGTCGATGAATTGCACGGTGCCCGCGCCGGCCAATGTCGCCTCGTTCGCGATGAGCGACGGCGTCGTATAGGTCCCCGGCGTGGTCGAGCGATACAACCGGTAGCCCGTCGCCCCGGTCACCTGCTGCCAGGCCCACGTAATGCGGGACGTAAGATCGCTGATGGTCGCCGTCGCCTCGACGGAGCGCACGGTCTGGCCCGTGGCATTGACCGCCACGACGACCGCTGCCTTGATGCCGAGACCGGGCCACACGCCCGAACTCGGGCCCGAGACCGTGCCCGACAAGCCCCACGGCGGCGACAGCGTGACCGGGTCGAACGCGAGGCGGAGCTGGGTCGCCCCATCGCTCGAGCCGACGACGGCAATCCGCGCGAGCGCGCCCGCGGCAAACGCCTCGTCGCCCCCATTCAGGATCCCGAATTTGACCGGCGTGTCGAGGGCCCCCGCCAGGAGCGCGGCCAGCTCCTCGCTCTGAATCAGCGTGGCGCCATCCGCATCGACAAAGGCCGCGACCTTCGTCATGCGCTAATCCCCCGTGTACGGCTGCCCGAGGTAGAGGGCCATCGTCAGGACGCGCAGGTCCAGCGTGCCGTAGTAGAGATCGGGCTGGCCGAAGATCCGGCGCTCCTCGAAGCCGACCAGCTCAACGGTCCAGTCATTGCCCTCCCCGTCCTGGAGCCGATAGGCGGAGCTGGCCTGCCCCTCCCACGTCTTGAGCTGCTGCACCGCCGTCTTGTTCAACGGCTGCGATGTGCTCCAGCTCAGGCGCAGCGTGCAGTCGCGCGCGAACCGGCCGAAGTCCTGCGTGGTCAGCGTCCCCTCGAGGCCGGGGTGCTCACTGCGCCGCTTCGGCCATGTGCGCGCATAGCCGTCGGGGTCGGTCGTGACCGTCAAGGCGCCGGGCAAGGGGTTCGCCCCGATCGGGGTCAACACGATCGTGCCGTAGCTCGGTATGGTCACGAGCGATTGGCCTCGGCGTCGAGCGCGCCGACAATGCGGTTGATGAGGCCCTCGTAAATCGAGTCCCCAATGCGAGAGTTGCCCGCGTCGATCTTCGCCTGCAGCTGGCCATAGAAGCTGTCCACCGCCGAGAGCGACCCGTCGAGCCCGCGCGTGAGTCCGTCCCGGAACCCGCGTGAGGCCGCGGCGCCCGCGTCGTTGAAGCTCACCTCGACCCGGTCCGTCGCCACGTCGATCCGATTGAGCTGGTTGACGATGTTCCCCGTCGCGGTGTTCACGGACGCATCGACGCCGCGCGCCGCGCCACCGATGCCCGTGAGCGAGCTGGCCGCATCCGCCGCCGTCCGGGGCACGCCGGCCAGCGCATCCCGCGCGAGCGTGAAGTCGGTCTTGATCGCATCCCCAGCGGTCTGCCCGGAGGCCGTGAGGGCCGCAAAGCTCGCCGACAAGTCCAGGGCCTTCTTCAGCTCGCCCGCATTGACCGTGTTGCCCTTGAGAAACTCCGTCAGCGTCGCCAGGGCCGCAGCGCGACTCGTGGCCGACTGGGCCGTGATGGAGGCGAGGCTCACCTCCTCCTGGCCTTGCGCCTTGAGCGCATCGATCGCCTGCGTCGAGAACTGGCGCCCGACCGCGGCGACCTGGGTCTGGAGCTGCATGACGGCTGTCGCCCATTGCGTCTCCGCAGCAATGCGCGCGGTCGAGCCCTCGACATAGGAATCGGCAATGGTCCGCGCATGGGCCACGGCATCGGCGGCGTTCGTGAGCCCCAAGGCCTGCGACAGATCAAAGGTCGCCTGCTCGAGCGCGCGCCGCTGTCCCGCGGCCTCCACCGCGTAGCCGATCCGCTGGTCGACCGACAGCTTTTCGTTCGTGCTCTGCTGATCGAGGAACCCGATCTGCTGGGCGGCACTCACCTGGCCGAGGCTGGCGAGCTGCTGGTAATAGCCTGCGGCCTTCGCAATGAGCTGGCCGTACATGGCGAAGGCCTGTTCCTGGAATTGGAGCCGCTGCTGGTCGGACAGATTCTCGTCCCGCCCCTTGGCGACGAGCAGCGCCAAATGGCGCCCATAGTCGGCCTGGTCGAGCGCCGCCAGGTGCTGGTAATAGCTCGCGGCGTCTGATGCCGCGCGGGCGTTCGCCGCGCGCCGCTCCTCGGTAACCTTGGTCGCATCGTCGGCCAGGGCGACCGCCGTCCGTCCGGAGATGGCCTGGACATCCGCCGCATACTTCGCCTCGGCCGCGGTGAGGGCGTTGAGCGCCGCGCGCCGCCCTTCAGGGCCCGCATTCGGGTCGTTGATGGTGACGGTCTGTCGCGCACGCTCCGCCTCGAGCACGCGCGTGAGCGTGGCGATCTCGAGCGCGGCCGTCTCCTCGATGCTCGCCCGCCGCTTCTGCTGATACGCCGCCAGGCCGGCCTCGGACTCGCCGAAGAACTGCGCGTCGGCCGCGGCCGCCTTGTGGGCCGCCTCCACGAGGGCCGCGCCCGTCTTCGCGGCGTCGAGCTGGGCGGCGCCTTGAATGCCGGCCATCCGGCCCTGCTGCTCGTAGACTGCCACCAGGGCCGCCGTGACGGCCTTCGCCGCGGTCATCTCCTGGGCGGCCGCGGCCGCGGCGGCCTTCTCGCGGATCGAGCCGGCCACAATCGCCGCGTCCGCTACCGTCTGCTGGGCCCGCACCTTGAGCTGCTTGGCCTCCTCCTCATCCGTCGTCTCACGCGACAGTCTCAGGAAGACGGCGGCGGCCAGCTTGCCCTCGTCCACCACCCGCTGGGCATTTATCTCACCCATGCGGAGGATGCCATCGGCCTCCCGGGCGTAGAGCGGGAGGAGCTGCTCCAGCGTGGCCACCCGCTGCCGCTCGATACCGAGGGTCGCGGCTTGCCCCTCGAGCGCGGCCTTTTCTGCGTTGAGCGCCGACGTCGTCGCGGCGAGCTTGCCGAGGTAGCCTGTATTCAGCTCGATCGCCTCGCGGACCTTTTGATTCGTGGTCCCCATCACCCCGTCCACGGTCACCATGACGCCGGCGATGAGCCGCTGCGCGAGGGAGACGTGCTCGATATGGCCCGCCCAGATCTCGTAGTTCGTGGCGGTATCGGAGACCGCGCGGTCCGCGGCGGCGAGCGCGGCCCTGGAGGCGTTGACGTCCTCCGTGAGCTTGGCGAACTCCGCGGCCTGCAGCGCCTTGTTCAATTCGAGCTGCTGGCCGACGTAGATCCCAGCGACGACGGCGAGCGCCCCCATCCCGAGGGCGAGCCCGGTGCTCAGGGCGGAGGAGCCGCCGAACTCCCGGCCGAGGAGCTGCACCTCGCGCGAACCGATGCGCAGGCCGGGGACAGCTTCGCTCAGCAGGGCGACGGCGAGGGAACGGAGGGCCTTGGCATGCTCCAACGTTTCCTTGCCCGAGCTGGCGTGCCCCAGCTCCAGCTTTTTCAGCTCGGGGACGAGATCCTTCGTCGGGATGACGGCGCCGCGGACCGCATCGGCGGCCGCCTTGGTGGCACCGGCGGTCCGCGTTTCCGCCTCGCCCACCGTACTGACCGCACGCCCGTACTGGTCGACAATACCGGCGGCGCTCGTGGCCGCGGCGCCCTGCGAGGAGATTTCGCTCGTCAGCTGGCGCGAGGAAGCGAGCACCTGGGCCTTCGTCGCCTGGTAGCCGGAGTCCTCGCCGACGAATCGGACAACCGCTTGGGCAAGTTCCTGACCTTCAGCCACCGGGGATCCCCTTCCCGTGCTCGCGAAGCCAGGCCGCGGCCTCGTGTTCCTTCACGATGCGCACGCCGGGCTCGAACCGCGGCGCGCCCGGGGGCGGCATCGGCTCATCCCGCGAGATCGTGGCCCAGAGCTGCAGCCGCCGCTGCTGCGCGTCCTCCGGCAGGTGCACGAAGCCAGCGGTCATCGCCTCGTCCGGTCGCGCCCGCGCGATGTTGCGCTGGTGCGCCTCTGTCATCGCCGTGAGAAAGCGCGAGGTGTAGCCGATGCAGGTCTCCCAGTCCCAGCCGAACGCGGCCGCCGCGTCCGCCTCTAGGTCGAAGAGGCCGAGACCGTCGAGCTGTCTTCCGGCGCCGTATGCGCTGGCGGCGCCGGAATCGTAGGGTTTGCGTCCGACAACTTCTCCTTCATCGCCCACAGCTCCCGGAGCGCGGGGCAGTCAGGGTGCTCGCACGCCTCCTCGCAGGGGACCGGATAAGGCCGGAGCAGGGCGGCGAGCGATTGCACGAGCGGCGGCGGGCCCGCGTCCAGGCAGGCGGCATGGAAGTCGACCTTCTCGCGAAACGTCATTTCGTCGACGATGTCGGCCGGCATGGTCGGGCAGAGCATCTTGATCTGCGCCGTCAGCCGGTCGCCCTGCGCGAGGATCCCGTTGTCTTCGCCCGTCGCGGGGTTGTCGAGCGCCAGGAGCTCATGCAGTGCCTTTCGCTTGAGGTCCACCACGCTGAGGATGGGATAGGCGACGGGTGGGTCGCCATGGAGGACAACGCCGCGCGGCTCCGGTCGGAGCACACGCAGATCGCGCAGGACGCGAGGTTCGGCCATGGGTTAGGCGATCGCGCCGACGCTGCCCCAGACCTTCGTCGCGTCGTTCGGCCAGACGTAGAACGAGATGACGATGAGCCGCTGCTGGGTCGGATGGAACGGGATCTTCACCTGACTCGGCCCCGGCGACGCCTCCGGGAAGATGAAGATATCGTTCGGGTCCGTGGAGGGCACGGCGCCCTTGATCTTGACGATCCGCAACTCCTTCGCGAGGCTGCGGAGCGACAGCCCCGTCTGGTTCGTGAACGACAGGAGGCCCGTGCCCACGTTCGCGGCCATAGTTGCGGCGCCGAAGGTCAGCGTGACCGCGACCTTGGTCGTGGCAATGGCCGCCGTCGTCGCGATGCGCGTCAGCGTGACCACCGTGGAGGATGTCAGCACCGCCGAAACCGAGGGATGCGCGGCCGCGACATAGTAGTCCACGCCAATAACACCGCCCGACCGGTTGATGGCGTTCACGAGGTTCTGCAATGAGGCCGCCGCGGTCGCGCCGATGAGGACCTCGCCCTCCGTCGTCGGTGAGGTGAGGGCCGTCGCGCGGAAGGTGTAGGTCTTGGTGCCAATCGTGACCGTATCCGCCGCCGTCACCTGCACCCCGCTGGACGTCAGCACGCCCGTCGCCGGGAGGCCCGTGAGCGCGGAATTGGCCAGGCCCTTGGCGAACTTCGTCACGGAGATCTCCGCGAGCGGGACCTCGATCATCACCTTGCCGCCCGAGATGATCGCATCGAGCGGCGTGTCGCCGGCCTGCGCGCCCTTGAGCTCGGTGACGCTTGTATCGATATTCAGCACGAGCCCGTCCCCGAGATAGCCGAGGCTGATCCCGTCAAAGAGCACATTGGCCGGGCCGGCCTCGAGCTTGGTCCTGTCGACGTCTGCCATGGATGCGTCCTCCTATTCCGGGTTGCCAGGCGTACTGCGTGCCCGATCAAGTTCTGGAAGCCAGACCGGACGCGGCAACATGCGCGACGTCCCCAGCTCGAGCGCCAGCAGATAACGCGCGGCGGCGGGGCTCGTCACGCCCACGTCGACGGCGCGGCTCGTGCCCTCACCCTGGCCCACCGTCGCGATCGCCTCGACCAGCTCGCGCGTGTCCGGCGCCGGCGGCTCTCCTGGGGCGCTCGCCCGGTGGTACCCCCCGCCCTGCCGGCCGCCCTCGACGCTCACCGAGCCGCTCTGATAGGCGCGGCCCGACGCGGGACTGTTCTCCATCGCCATCCGAACGCGGGTCGCATAGCCCTCCGCGTAGCGATCGACGAGCGGCCCAGCCTGGTCGGCGAGCCAGGGATCGAACCCCGGGTTGGCGGTGAACTCGACGGTGGGCAACTAGGCCCCCTGCAGGGCGAAGGACACGAGCGCAAAGCGGAGCGTCTTGCGCACGATCGTCGGGTCCACGTCGAGCGTGTCGCGGCTCTCCATCACGCTCAGCACGGCCAGAACGACCTCGCCCCCCGGCGCCGTCAGGGGCGCGAGGCCGGCGAAGGCCGCCTCACCCTGATCGAGGAGCGTGACGACCCGAGCGGCGATCGCCTCGGCCGCATCGAGATCCCGCGCCCAGACGTCGACCATGAGGGACGAGTCCAAGCGCGGCAGATTGGACGGATAGAACGTCGAGTCGTAGTAGGTCACGCTCGGCACCTGCACACCCGTCTGGACGAAACGGTGGTACACGTGCGTGCCGCCCAGGAGTGCCACCAGGGGCGCGTCCGACACGAGCCGGAGCCGCACCGCCGTCCGGAGCGCGGTCAGCGTCACCATCACACGACCCCCGCCGCGAGCATGGGCTCGACGGCGACCCGGTCCAGCTCCACCGAGAGGTGGCTGGGCCCGATGTCGTCGTGCACCACGCGACTGAACGTCACGAGGTAGGTCACGCCATCCACCACCAGGCGGTCCTGAACCAGCACGGGCGCGTCCAGCAGGAACATCCCGCGGGGGCTCGAGGTGACCCGCAGGCCGGCCTCGCGCTGGTCCGAGCGGCCGCCCGCGTTCGAGAGATAGATCCGGCACGGGACGGCGCTCGCGAACGGGACGTAGTCCCGGCGCGTGACGCCCGTCCCTGAGACCGGCACGCTCACCACGCGCAGGACGTCGGCGCTCTGCACCAGCAGATCCGCGACCTCGTCGCCGACGCTCATGGCGTGCCGCTCACCAGCGCATCGATCACGCCCGCCCCGTCTTGCGGGCCGGCGTGCGGGTTGTCGAAGCTGCCGAGATGTACGGGCAGCCGCGGCCAGTCGGGGTTCTGGCGCAGCACCTCGATATCCGCTCGGGAGATCCCGCCGGCCGTGGGAATCTGGTTGGTCAACGACCGCGCTCGGAACCGAAACGAGGTGATGAGCTGGCTGATCTCCTGGGGCGAGAGATACGTCACGCTCACATCGCCCACGGTGCGCGAGCGATAGCGCATGGCGGCGCCCGCCGCGACTTCGAAGGCGGTCGCCGCCGCGAGCCAGACGTTGCCGCCCTCCTGTGCGAGCAGGAAGGCGATCTCCGTGTCCTGCACGAGCGGCCGCGCCGCGTTCGTATCCTGGATCAGGAAGCGCACCTGATCCTTGGGCTGCGCCAGGTCCTCGTTGTACGTCCAGGGCATCGCGTCAGGCCGGCAGGCGCGTCGGGGTCGCGCCGGGTGCCGCGAGCGCGCCCGTCCCCGGCGTGCGATAGGAATTGCCCGTGGGATAGAACGTGGAGAACACGCGCGCCGTCCAGGTTCGCGAGGCGCCGTCAATGGGCGCGCCCGTCGTGTTCAGCAGATTGATACGGACGGTGTTGTTCGCCTGAATGGGCGTCGACGTGATGACCAGCCCCGCCTCCAGTGCCGTCGGCGGGATCATGACCACGCGCTGTCGGCGTAGCGCCCCGAGCTTGACGTCGGGAATGGTGACGTCGACAAACCCCGTCGCGCCCCCGGCAATGCTCGGCGGATCGACGGCGAGGACGGTGAGGAGCTGGCGGCCGGTGAGGTACCCGATGAGGCGTCCATACCGGCCATATTGCCGCGCCCGAAGATCACTCATTGCCGCCATGACTAGCGCCTCCGCTTCCCCACGATCCCGGCTATCTCGAGGACGCCAGACCGCGGGTTCAGCACGAGCGGCGGGAGGGTTGCCCGGTCGAGATCCTCCTCGGTCGCCTCGCGAAGGAAGCGCGAGGCAATGAGCGTATCGACGTGGCGCCAGCCGTCCAGATCGATCAGCGTCCCGGTCTCCAACAGGGCCCCGTCATGCAAGAAGGGCTTGCACACGATGGCGAAGCGCAGGCTCCCGCCGTCCGCCTGCTCGTCGGCCTTGCGCAGAAAGCGCCCCGAGAGAAGGGTCGGCAGGGTCCGCCACCCCGAGGGATCAACCCGCATACCGGGCTCGAGCACGCCCGCGGGGCCCCGGAACGGCTTGGCGACGATGTACTCAGTGCCCATGGACGCCCTTAACTGACCACGCTGTTGAACATGTACCCGAGGTCCGCGGCGACCTTCTTGTTCGCGAACGCCATTTCTGCCTCGATCCGTTCCGCGCCCAGGCCGAGCAGCGGGATCGGAATCCGGTACACGACACTTGGGGTCCCCATGCCTCCGGCGATCCCACGCCACCAGAACTGATACCCGGCGGAGGGCGCCATGAGGCTCGGGCTGTCCGCCGAGTAGGCGAGCAGCGCCGACTTGCCGAGCGCGAACGCGTACGCCTCGGCCGCGCCCTCGTTGTTCGTCGCTTTGATCGCCCGGGCGACCAGCACGCGCTTGAGCCCGAAGATCTTCGCCAGCGTCTGCTCGTTGACGAGCGCCGGATTCTCCGCGCTCGAGGAGCCGTACTTGATCCGGTCAACGATGTCCGGGTGGTCGATCAGCTTCTGATAGACCTGGTACCCAAGCACCAGCGTGTTCGGCTCGTACCCGGTCGTGCCGAGCACGGTCGCCATGCCGGTCCGGATGTCCCCAATCGGGTCCGACGTGGCGTAGTTGTCCCACAGCGTGGGCGTGATGTCCGTCCCCCAGATGCCGGTGCCGAAGAAGTCCGTCACCCACTGCAGCTCCTGACGCAGGAGGATCTTCTGGGTCACGAAGAGCGTCGCGTCCCGATCCATATCGATCGGCGCATCGGCGTTCGCGCGCTCTTGCGGGCCCACATCCTTGTGATACGCGTACACTTCGGCGGTGTAGCTGTCCGTGGTGAGGTTGTATCCCCCGCCCGCCGACTCCGTCAGACTCGCGCGCGGCTTGGCCTCGTCTCGGAACCAGTCGTTCTTCGTGTATTTCCAGAAGAGATCGCTCTTCTTCTCCACGGGCACCCGTGGGAACACCTTGCTCGCGATGAAGTTGTTCTCGTCCTGGATATACGCGACCGAGATCTGTGTGAGGATCCGATCGATGTGGACCTGACTGACGGTCGGCTGCGGCATGGTGACGGCCTCCTTGAGTTGTTCAAGGCGGCCCCCACTGCGGCCCGGAGGGTCCCGGGCGGATGTGAAAGCGGGCTTGCGCGATCCGTATCTAGTGCGTCAGGTGTTGCCACTTCTCCGCGATGGCTTGAATCCCACGTGCATGGCGCAGGAGACCATTGGCCAGCTCTCGTTCCTCTTGCGACTGCGGCCTCCGCTGCGCGGCGACCGCGAACAATTCCATCGCGACGGCCTGCTCGCCAAACTGCAGCAGGGGCGTGGACGCCGTCGCGGTGCCGGCCATCGCGTCTATGACGCCTCAGGGGACTTGGGGGGCATCGTGAGCCGGAGCGTCGAGCCGTCGGCCTCCGTTACCGTTCCGGTCCCGAGGGGCTCACCTGAGGGTGTCACGACGGAGACGAGCACCGTGCCGTCGGCCAGCTGGACGGCGGGCGTCGCGACGCTGCCCATGGTGATGGCCACGATGGTCCCGTCGGCGGTCCGCAAGCTCCCGCCACGATCGAGAATGACCGACCCCGGCGCGTGCGGCTGGATCCCGATGGGCTCCGACGCGGGGATCGGCAGCCCGTCGTCACGCGCATCGTAGGTGATGCGATGCGCGAGGCTGTCGTGCCCCGCCTCCCGAAGACGCTCGAGGGTCTCGGCGAGGATGCGATCGACGTCGCCCGCCGCCTGGTTCCGGTTCGCCCCGGCTCCCGAGATCGTGATCGTCCAGACGTTGCGCGGCATGCCCTTACGCTCCGCGCCCGGTGCCGGGGCAATTGACGAACGCGGTCGCCAGCTCGCCGGCCGCGCCGGACCCCTCCAGCACGACGCCATTGATCCGCTTCGTGGTGTCGGTCCCCGGCGCGTACACCGCTGCCTGGCCGTCCGCGGAGGTCCCGATCTCGTTGCCCGCCGTCAGCGCGGCATCGGAACTGATCTTCGTGATCCCGATGGCGCACACATTGGCGGCCTGCCCGGTGTTGGGCGTGTTCTGCAGGATACCGATCGGGATGTCCGTCGTGGCGGCACAGATGGTCACCGTATTGTTCCCCGACACCTTGACGTACTTGAACTGGTGCGTCCGCAAGTCCGCGGAGGCGGTGACCGCGACGAGTCGAATCTGCGGGCCTTCGTATGCCATTGGGTAGTCCCCCTTGTCCTACTCGAGTTCCGCCCGCGCTAGCGGGCCGCCCGCATCTCGGCCGTGTGCCGCTCGTAGAGCTCCGGGTGCTGCTTGACCACGAGGTCGATCGCCTTGGCCTTCGTCAGCCCCTCGGTGCTCTTCGCCACCAGGCCAGCCGCGAGCGTCTCGATCTCCGCCCACGCGGAGCCGCTACCGGACCCAGCCTGCGAAGAGCCCACGGCCTTGAACAGGTCCCCGGAGACGATCGCGGCGTCGGCCGCCTGGAGCAACTCGGTCACCCGCTTGGCCACCTCGGGCGAGAGCTTCTCGTCGATCTCCTGGAACACCTTGTAATCGTCATCGGCCTTGACGGGCAGGCCCTTGAAGCCGGCCGCCTTGGCGATGTAGACGCCCTTGAGACGCGCTTCGCGCTCGGCCTTCGCGACGGCCTCGACATCCTCCAGCCGCTTCTTGAGCTGGACGTTCTCGGCCGCCGCCTCGTCGAGGCGCTTCTGGACGTCGGCGGGGACTGCGGAGGCCGCCGGCGCAGCCCCGGCAGGTGCAGCGGGCGCGGCAGGCACAACCGAAGCAGCAGAACCAGGAGCACCCTCGGTGGTCTTCATGACCTTCTCTCCCTTGTCGACCGCGACATCCGCGGGCTTCGTCTCGTGCTCGGCAATGAAGTCCCCGAGCGTCTTGTGCATGGCCTGCAAGCGTCCGAGGCGCTCGCCAGAGATCTTCCGACCGGCCTTCTTCACGCGCTTCGCCAGGCTCGCGTCATCAGCCGCGCCCAGCCAGTCGTCGAAGTCGGCCATAAGCGCCGCACAGTAGGCCTGCACGGCCGTCTTGATCGCGGCGGCTTTGTCGGGCGCATCGCTATAGAGGGCCGAGCTGACGGCCGACCAGAGCGCGCCGAGGTTGTCATAGAGGTCCTCGTACACGTCGTCCGAGCCGCGCACCATCTGCGCCTCCTCGAACGTCAGCGGCTCGCTCTTGGCGACCTCGGCGAAACCGCCCGCGATCTTCGCAAGGACCGCGTCGAGGAACTTCTTGACGGGGCCGGCGGGCGTGGCCGCGGGCGCGGACTCATCCCGCTTGAACAGCAGGACATGGGCGCCCTGGCCACTGGCGACGTCGTGCGAGGCCCCTTTGTCAACGAGGTCAATCCGCTTGTAGCGCAGGTTTTTCAGCCGGCGCGCCGGCCGCGTACCGACGCTATCCACGTGCACGGCGCTCACGCTCGGCTGGCTCATCAGACGACCACCGCCTCGGGCTCGGCCGTGCCCTCAACGGAAAACATGAGCCGCTCGCCGGCTTGTACCCGCTTGAACGTCGCCGCCGGCACTTCGAAGCCGACCCAGTGCGCCACCGGAAGCACGCCCGCCGGGATCCCGAGCGCGTCGAGCTTCTCGGGAGTGAACGCCATCGACTCGATGAGCCGCGCCGTGGCCGCACCCTCGTGCATCTCGCCGCCCAGGCCTGCCGACTTGGCGAAGTCATAGGCGGCCTCTTCCATGTCCTCGACCTCGGTCATGTCGCCTTGCTTGTCGACGACCACGACGCCTTCGCTCGTGCGCGTGATGAGGCCCCACCCGAAGACACGCTGCTGGGGCGTCTCGACCTTGCGGATGACCTGCACTTCCCAGAGCGTGGCGACCGTGCTCATGTGGTCGCTACGATACGGCCCGGTTTCGCACGTGAAACCCAAGGGGATAGGCCTGGGAGGGGGTTGGGATAGCAAACGGACAGCATTGGGCACTTGACAACGATTCAGGAATGCTGTCCGTGCCCCCCCGTCTGCGGAATTGCCCGCCGCGTGATCCACGCGTCCACGTGCGCCCATCGGGCATAGAGTGGCCCGCCCGGCGTCAACCGGAACAAGGGGAGCCCGGCCTCGCGCCCCCACCGCTTGAGCGTCTTCGGACTCACCCGCAACCGCCGAGCCAGGTCCTCGAGCGCTAGGATGTCCGCGGCTGACGACGCTCCATCGGGCACCGCCGCCGGCACCAGCGCCGCGCGCCGCGGCGCCAGCTCGGCAATTTTCATCGTCGCCCCCCACGGCCGCAGGAGGATGGACTGTCGTCGTTGATGGCGCCGTCTCGGGGCACGCTCACGTGAGATCACCCGCCCCCACCCGCACGTGCCGCGGACGACCCATGGCATCGATGAGCAGCACGCGCACGGACCGGCCCCGCGGGCGGGACTTCACGCGTCCAGTCAGGCCTTGCGTCCACGCGAGCGCGGGCCGGCGACCGGTCGCCTTCACGGTAACGGGACCGACCGTCACGCCGCCGGCGGGGACGCGAAGAGCGAGGCCGGCGAGACTGAGTGGCCCGACTCGGGCGGTGATTGGTGTGTCGGCCATAGCGTGTCCTCTCTATTTCGCCAGCTTGGCGCGGACCGCAGCGTCCTTCGCCTCAAGCAGCTTCCTCAAGGCAACGGTGCGCTCCGGGTTGCGCGGCAGCGTCTCGACGATTTGCTCGGCCAGGATCCCGAACGGTTTGGACACGTCCTGCAGATGGGCAGGCAGGTGCTCCCACGCGAAGAACTGCAGGATATGGTCCGCGGGCGCGAAATTCGTCGGATCTGTCGTCTCTGCCATCGTGGTCTCCTCCTTCAGTCTCCGCTCGCCGGGCGTAGCTCCAGCTCACAGCGACAATTCGGGTGAAGAGGCGGCCCATCGAACAGCCCGCCGGCCTTGAACGCCCTGCCGATCGCCGCCTCCTCGCCGTCGAGCTCCAGGCACTCGTCGCAGGCGTCGGCCTGGGCCACCCAGACCATGACCAGGTCCTCGCCAAGCAGGCCGAGACCATCGAGCAAGGTCCAGCTCTCCATCTCGCCCGCGGTCGCGGCGGCCCAGCTCTCCGTCTCCGCGATCGCCTGCGCGCGTGCAGCCACCAGCTCGCGCGCGTACGCCTCCGCCGCGGCGCGCTGCTCCGCGAGCGAGAGCGCCGCCTCGGCCGCCAGGCGCACCCGTTCCGCCTCGAGCGCCACGGCCTGCGCCTCGGTGAGTCCGACCACCGGCCGCAGCGCCGCGGCGGCATCCTCGACACTCAACCCCTCACGGATCACGCGGGCGATCGTGGTGCGGATGGCCGCGCGCGTCCCCGCGGAGATCTCCGCCACCGCGGCGCCCGCCCGCTGCTCCGCCCACTCGAGCGCGGCCGCGCGGGCCAGCGTCAGCGCCGCCGCCTCCGTGCCATCCGGCCCGCCATAGGTCGCGGCACTCGTGCGGAGCGTCACCAGGTAGGCCGCCGCCAGCGCGAGCGTGATGCCGACGAGCAGCTCGCGCTCGTACGTGTCCCAGTCCAGCGCCTGAACGGCGGCCTCGAGATCCCCTGCCTCGAGCGCAGCGCGCACGTCCGGGGAGGCGATGCCGTCGCCCAGCATCCGCGCCGCCGCAAGCGCGGCGGCGCGGACCTCGCCTTCCGCGTTCCGCGCGGCCTGCTCGAGCGCGGCCTTCAAGGTGTCGGCGTCCGACTTGCACACGCGCGAGAGGAACGTGTCGAGGGCGTCGAGGAGATCGCTAGTTGCGCTGGTCATCCACGGCCACCCAGGTTCCGAGGTCGAGCGTATTGCCCGACGCCGTCCCCACGACGCAATGCAATTCGTAGGCAACTCCGTGCACACCTCCGGCAATGTCCACCGTGACGAAATAGCCCGACGGCAAATCCGGCGTGCCGACGGTGATCCCCGTGGGCACCACGGCCCCGGCGGCGCCCTGCATCACGGCAGAGCCCACCAGCGGATCTCCGCTCGCGGGCAGCGTGAAGTCGAAGGTCACGGTGCGCCTTTCGGTGCTCTTCTTCGTCATCGTCGGCAATCGGGCCGCCACCGTCATCGCGCTCTCCTCATGGGACACCTGCATTTGATCCGACGACGACCAGGCTCCGAGATCCAATGACCGAGCCCCATCGGCTCCCCGCCACACGGATATTCGTCGGGATGCTCGGTGGCGTGCCGGCCCCGATGATCTGCACGCTCTGTCCGACGAGCACGACCGCCCCGACCGCCGGCCGGCAGACCGCCCCGGCCCGGAGCGTGCCCGCGACGCTCGTGATGACCATCTGCCCGGTGCTACAGGTCAGGACCTCGCCGCGCGCCGGGATGGGCGCGACCCCGGTCACCGCAAGCGCACCCACTGCCGGCGTCAGCCGCGTATCCTCCCGCAGCGTCGGCGCGCTACTCGAGATCGCCAACGCCCCGATGGCGGGCGTGAACGACGTGGCACCACCGAGGACCGGCGCCGCCCCTTGCCCCACGAGCGCGCCCCCGCCCGGCTGCAGGAGGGTACCGATGCCTCGAGACGGCGCCGCCCCCGCGAGGACAAGGCTCCCCGCCGACGGCTGGAGCTGCGTGGTGACCAGCGTCGTCGGGGCCGCCCCGGTGAGGACCAACGTCCCCACCGCCGGCGCGATCTGCACTGCGCCCCCGACCTGCGCGGGCTGCCCGGTCAAGACCAGCGTCCCCGCTGGGGGCGTGAGCGTGACGCTGAGCCCGAGCGTGGGTGCCACACCGACGAGGGCCAGCGCCCCGGGACTTGGTGTCTCGACGGTCCCGGTGAGCAGGCTTCCCAACGTGCTCGTGAGGCTCAGCGTGCCGGCCGGCGCCGTCTGCACTGTTCCGAGCGCAGCCGCCGACGTCGCGCCCGCACACACGAGGCTCCCGCTGCTCGGAACAAGCGCGGTGCCCCGGACGAGGCTCGGCGCCACGCCGACCACGGCAAGCTGGCCCGCTCCTGGGATCAGGGCCACCGCGCTCATCGCGACGGCAGGCTGTCCTGTTGCGAGCAGTGCGCCCGAGCTCGGCACGAACGCCAGGTCGAGGCGCGCCGCCGTTCCCGCGAGCACGAGCGTCCCGACGGCCGGGGTCAGGGGCGTATCGCCGGCCCCACCCGGAATGGACGGCGCGACCCCGATCAACGCGAGCGCGCCGACGCCCGGCGTGAGGAGCGTGCCGCGGGACAGCAGGAGCGTGCCGGTGCCGGGGGTAATGCCGAGGTCGTTCCCCTGGACACCACCGATCAGCGCCAGCGCCCCCGCGGCCGGTGTCCCCGACACGGCTCCGCCCTGCTGGAGCGTCGGCGCGACGCCCACGAGCACCAGAGCACCCGCGCCCGGCGTGAGTGACGCTGAGCTGCTCTGTTGAACGGTGGGCGCCAGGCCCCCGAGCGCGAGGGCGCCCGGAATGGGCGCCACCGCAAGCGCGAGACCTCCCGAAGCGCCGGCCAGCGCAAGAGCGCCGGCCGTCGGCGGGAATACCGTCCCAAGGACGCGCGCCGGTGCCATGCCGGCAAGGAGCAGCACCCCCACGGCTGGCAGCTGGACAGTGCCCACCGGACCCGTCGGCGCGATGCCGGCGAGCGCGACGGCGCCGACCGCAGGCAGGAGCGCCGTCCCGACAACGCGCGCGGGCGCCACGCCGGAGGCGGCGAGCGCGCCCACCGCGGGCGTGATTGCCGTGCCCGTGTCGGCGAGGGGCAGCTCCACGATGATGAGGGCCATGGCGGCATTGCCCGCGGCCTTCGTGGCGTCCCCCGTCGTCTCGCTCGTCGCGAGACGGTATTGCGTCTCGAGCCGCGTCGTTGGCGTCCCGTACCCGCCGTCATCGCTCTCGGTCCACGAGGCGCGCGGCGTCATGGCGGCGTTGGCATCGTTGGAGGCGAGCACAAAGGTCACCGAGCCCGCGGCGAGGGCCGCGTCGAGGACAGCGGCCAGGGTGATGGCCGCGTCCGTGACATTCGTCTTTGCCTGCAGGCGCGGCGTGCTCGCCGTCGAGCCCACGAATGACCGCACGGAGATGTTGCAGCCGGACTGGTTCTCGCCGCCGAAGTCCACCACGACCTGCATCGCCGAGGGCGACGCGCCCGTCTTCGCGTAGAACCAGCCGAGTTTGCGGGTCGGCGAGGCGATCGTGGCGAAGGGCACGCCATCTTGGAGCGCCGACCACGTGAGCCCGCCCCCGCTGATCGTCGGCGTGTTGCCGAGCGAGGTGCCGGAGGGCCCGGACCATGAGACGTCGACGATAAGCCACGCGTTGGCCTCGGGCGTGAACGTCCCTGCCGACGCCGGCGCCTGGTAGGACGCCACGTTGGTGGTCAATGAGATCGAGGTGAGGAGCGAGCCGAACGTGGTCGCCATGCGCTAGACGCTCATGGGGTGCGGGGCATGATCAGCGTCCCCGCCACGCGCCCGGGCGCGGCGGGAGCGAGGACGAGGCCGACCAACGCGGGGGTCAGATTCACACTTCCACTCGCCGGGGCGTCGATGAGGTCCTCGCTGAACCCGCCCTCGGCCACGAGCGCATCGTCGAAGAGCGCCGCCGGGCGCAGCGTCAGATCAAAGGCCCCGAGCCGGGCCACGGGTTACCCGATCTGCTCGAGCACCATCGACGAGCCGGCCAGGACGGTCGTCTGGACCGCCCCTTCCGAGCCGTGCCAAAGGTCGAGGCTGCCCGCGACAGTCACGACCATCAGGCCTTCGATGATCGTCAGCATATCGGCGTCTGCCGTATCGACACTGACCGTAGTGCCAATTCCGGCCTGACTCTTGGCGCGCGCGGAGAACGCATTCATGATGGTTGCGGTGCCTCCCGCGGCCGCCTGGTTCGGGGCGGCGTCGGACGCGAGCGCGCTGGTCCCCGGGAACATCTCGTTGTACACGAACTTCGTGACGGTGCCCGTATAGTCCATCGACAGTTTCACGCCGGTGCCGAGCGCCGTCGATCGGTACACCACGTAGCATCGGAAGATAAAGGTCCCGACCCCCGTCGGCGTCGACAACCCCGTGACCCGCGTTGGCGTCGTCGTGCTGTTCGATTGGTCCGCGCCCAGCAGAATGCGCGCCGGCAAGGCGGCCGCGAGAGTGAAAAACCCGACGCCTTCGATGTACTCCAGCGCGTCGCCGGCGAGGAGCAGGACGGAGTGCAGCTCGACAATCGTCGTGCCATCCGTATGCAGGACCGTCACGCGGACGGAGGACGTCGCATGCTTGTTGCGGATGTGCACGGTCCGGACGTTGCGCTGCTTCCCCGACGCAGGGCTGCCGACCAGGTCCGTGGTCGTGGCCGTGGTAATCGCGGTGTTCGTCCGACCCGGGGTGACCGTCGTGCCGTCGTACTCCATCCACGAGGCGTGGACGTCGACCACGCACGCGGCGTCGGTGACGAGCCGCAGCTTGTCCGAGGTGCTGGTCAGCAGCAGCATATGGCGCCTCCTCCTAGCCCTAGCCTACGGGCCGCTTCGGAAACCGCCGGTAGTCGGGAAACACCGGATCACGTCCGATCGACTGGAAGCCGCACACCACCATGTAGGCCTCCGCGACGGCGGGCGAGCCCGGATTGGTGAGCGTCCAGGCCAGGGCCTTGAGGCCCGGCCCTTCGGCATGCTGGTAAGCCATCGCGAACGCGAACGGCGCCGCGTGCCCCCACGCATAAACGAGATGGCTCGGCGGGTGGAGGGAGAAGTCGCCACCATAGGGGACGTCGCGCAGGTAGGGGAATCCGCTGCCGACGCCGACGAGCAGCCCGGACACGGCGAGCAGGTCGAGATAGACCTCCACGCTCTCCCCGTCCGGCTGCTCGAGGAGATAGTCGGGCGCGAACGGCATCAGGAGATCCGCCTCATTGGCCGGCGCGAACTCGGCGATGGCCAGCGCCAGATCCTCCGTGGCCCCCACGTCCAGCGTCACCGTGCACGGGCCGCCGACGGTCGCGCGCGCATAGTGGAGCGCGAGCGGCGCGACGCCCCACCCCGCCCCGGTCTCGAAGCCGCCCGTCAGCGCGACGGCCTGGGCATATGCGCTCCCGAGGCTGTCCGTGGTCTGCGCGGCAAGGAGGTCCGTCGTCGCCGCCGCGCAGCCGACGACGAGAAGGCTCCCCGGCGTGACGTCTACAGGGAACGGCACCGCCAGGGAGCCGACGCCGGAGCCTTGACCTCCGGCGCCCTGGAGAAAGATGGCGGCCAACCGGCCCGCCGGGCTATGCCAGCGTGAAGACGCCCGTCGCCGCGGGCAGGATCGTCAGCGTGTTGGGGCTCGTGATCGTGAACTGCGCGCTCGACAGCGAGCAGTAGCACAGCACCTTCCCCGCGCCGGCGCCCGTCGAGTTGCGGATGAGGGCATACCGGATATTGATGAGCGACGAGCCGGAGGCCGTGAAGACCAGGCCGGCGGTCGTGAACGTGAACTTGTACTGCTTGGCCGAGGCGCCCACGGTCCACTGCCCGGTCGCAGGAGGAATGTTCCGCCCGCCCGCGACGTACCCACCGCGCGCGGAGATTTCCGAGCCGATCGACGCAAACGTCGAGCGCGTCGACAGCACGTTGATCGCAGCACTGGCCGCGGTCGTGTGCAACGACATTTTGAACACTCCGGCGCCCAAGGTGATCGTCCCCGCGCCCAGGTACTTCTTCGCCTTCGCATAGATCTTCCAGGTCCCGACTGCCATGGTGTTAGCCCTCCTTCGTTGTGGGACTACTCTCGTCACCCGCCTCGCGCCCATGCCACTGATGCACGTCTGCTTCCCCGCACCACACGCACCCGACGTATCCCTCGCGCGCCGTGAACGCGTGCGGCTGGCCCGTCGCCGGGACCCGGCCGCGCGCGTAGTCGTGGCCGGGGACGCGCGCTTCGATCATGGCAAGGCCGTCTCCGTGTCCACCTGGAGCTGCGCCGCGTGCTCGAGCGTCCACGCGAGCAGGCCGTCGCCATGAATCTCGATCTCGATCTCCTCGCCCAGAAACTTCACGAGGTCCAGGAACTCCGTCGCCTGGCTCGCCATCCATGGATGGCACGCGAACATGCGCCCGCCGAGGGTCACGTTCATCACGAGCGCGCCATCGTTCTCCGTCTGCGTATAGGCGTGGTGCCGTTCCTCGTCGCCGAGGCAGCTATCACAGCCGTAGAGATGGAACTTCCGGAAGCCGAGCATCCGCAGGAGCGGAATCGCCCGCAGCAGCACCGTCGAGCCGCCCGGGATGCTCCACCACCCGCCCGGATAGGCCTCGGTCAAGATCGCCTTGATCAGCTCCGTCGACGTGTGCCAGAGCAGCGTCCGATGTTTCGGCAGGCCCGCGAGCACGGCGGGATCGCACTGCGACGCGATCAGGTAGAGGTTCCGGTCCTCGATCGGCTGGACGAACCGCGCGTTGAACGGCCGCGCGTCCACCATGATCTGGGTCACGGGACCGAGGTCGCGGTCGAGCGCCCATTTGTACGCGCCGTTCAACGTGACCACCTTGCCGCCCGCGGCTTTCTGCGCGCGAATCTCCTCTTCGAACGCGGCGATGGAGGGCCCGCCGCCGAGGATCATCACCTCGAGGTCGTTCGTCTCGTGCGGCGTGACCTGGGCCCAGCCCTGTGCCGTGTTGTGGCGGACATTGGTCCGCACCTGGTCCTCGCCGATGTTCAGCGCGCCGGCAGCGACGAGCGCCGGGCCATCCTGCCAGGCCGTGACGTAGAAGAGCGCGGCCCCCGGGATCTCCTGCGACCAGTGGACGACACAGTCGCGCGCGGCGAACTGCGCGAGCCACCACGGATACGGGTGCACGCTCAGATGCAGCGGCTCGCCGATCAGCGCGCCACACGCATCGTCGACGGTGGAGATCGAGAAGAAGACGTGCTGCGCCGCGCGGAGGAGGTTGTTCAGCACGGCGTCGACCTTCGCCGGCGGGATATGCTCCATCACGTCCGTGCAGAAGCCGTACTCCGCCGCGACGGGCAGCGGCTGTTCCAGATCCGCCTTGACGAAGCGGAGCGCATGCGCCTGGGTCTCGAGCATCGCGCGGATCTCCTCGTCGAGGGAGTTGCGGACGAAGTCGACCATCGTCACGTTCATCTGGCCGAGCACGGCGAGCATCAGCGCGCCGCGGCCGGTGCCGCACCCGAAGTCGATCACCGAGGCGCCGGGCTTCGGCCGCGCCTGCGCGAGGAAGACCTGAGCGAGCTGCTCGCCGGGGGCAATCTTCCGGTACTCGGGATGCTGCCAGATGCGCCCGTACTTTTGCGCCTCGGGATTGCCGGGCTGGATCGCCAGCTCGGGGGCGAACCCTTCGAAGCCGGCATCGGGGGAGGGCAGCTCGTGCTCGTTGATCATGTCGTCCTCGCGTGTCCGTTCCCCCCGAGCCCCTTGACCGCGTCGCGCAGCTCCGCCACCGCGGACACGAAGAGCCGTCGGTCCGGGTCGTAGCGCCACCCGCCTTGTTTCCGGACCCCACTGCCCGCCCACTGGGGATCACTGAGCGCGGCCAGCTCCGCCGCGGGCCCATCGCGCTTCGCCACCTCGCCCAGGTCGCGCGTCGGCAATTTCGCCGCGGACAACAGCGCCGCTTCGAGCTCGGGCTCGGGGAACAAGACCATGCCGGCACCGGCGACCTTGGAAATGAAGTCCCCGAGCGCGGCTAAGTCCGGGATGTCCACGCTGCCGTGCGCGAGCTTCGGCAGCTTGCGCCCCTGCCAGCCGTTCAGCGCGAGCAACCGCGGGATCGCGTGGCGGTTGAAGATCTCCGCGATCCCGTCGAGGAAGCTCATGAGCGCGAGGCTGAAGAGGCGCGACTTGTTCTCCGACAGGGCAAAGCTCCCCGTGCCCTCGTGGCCCACGAGGATGAAGTCGGCCAGCACCGTCATCGCGATCCGCTGCTCGTAGCGCACGATGATGCCGCCCGTGTCGTACGCACGGCGGCTCCCCGTGGAGAGCAGCTTGAACTCCATCCAGTGGGGAATAACGGCGCCTTCCTGCTCGTCGCGCCGGACGGAGCGGATGAACGTCTCGATCCCTTGCTTCTGCGCGCGCGCCGCGGGCGTGTCCGCCCAGATATCGGGCCCCAGGGGCTTCCCCGCCTGGTCCGCGAGCATCTGCGCCACCGGGTAGCCCGCGAGGTCGCGCTCGAGGCCGATCGCCTCGTACTCCTGCATGCGCTTCAAGAGCCACCAGCTCCGGTACGCGCCCCTGAGCAAGCTCCGGCCTTCCGGATTGTTCTTCCACGTCGTCGGCCGGAACAGCAGCGACTTGTCCATCGGGATCGTGACCATCTGGTACCGCGGCGGCGCCTGCTGGACCATCGCCTGCGTCCCGCCCTCGTCGTCGAACACCCAATGCAACAGTGAGTCCTGCGCACGCGTCGCGATCTTCCGCCACCCGATCAGGCCATCCGTGTATCGACTCTTCTGGCTGGGATCGTTCTGCTCGCCGAGGCGCCGCTTATAGACGATCTCGCCCCAGTGCCAGCCGTACGCGAGGAAGCTGAGGATCTCGGCGATGAAGTCGGCCCACGTCGTCGACATGTCGTCGAGGCACGTGTTGACAAAGTCCCGGGTGGCCAGGTCCTCGAGGTCCTGACTGGCCGCGTCCACGCGCCAGCCCACTTGCCGGGCGAGATGCTCGATCGCGAAGAGCATCGCGTTGATGATGGCGTCGTTCTCGCGCATCTCGCGGAACGTTTCGGCGGCTTTCCGCCCCTGCAGGACCCTGAGGAATTCCTCGTTGACGTAGCCCCCGAAGCGCTTGAGCCCCGTCGAGCCCAGCTCGACGAAGGCGCTCGCGTTGGCGGGCTCCGGCGGCGCGGTCGTGCCGTTGTTACTGGCCATGCGCCGATCGCCGAGCCCCAAAATGCTCGAGAATGCCGCGCGCTGACGGGGCGACCGTGACCAGCTTCTGCGCGGGGTCGTACTTCACGCGGCCGAGCAGCTCCTCGTCCAGCCAGGCGTGCTCGCGTGCGTCGAGGTATTCGTTCGGGGTGAGGGTCATATGTCGGTGCGCCATCCCTCACCCACCCCCACGCCCACGGGCATGCCCGAGGTGTCCGGCATGCGCGCGATCTGGTCGAGATCGGAGAGCGCGTCGAGGACGTCGTCGTGGCCCTTCGCCTGGCCGAAGACGGCCAGCTCCTCGCGCAGGACCTCCGTCCCGCCGCACCCGTCGACGAGGTAGAGGCGCGGCGGGTCACTGCCGAGCCGCACACCGAGCGAGCCCTGGATCCGGGTATCTTTGGCGATCTTGCTATTGCGGGGCAGGGCGATCGCGTTGATCCGGGGCGCCGCCTCACCCCGGGCGGCGCGGATGGTCCGCTCCTGCTCGAGCATGTAAGCGAGCCACGACGAGAACGCCACCGATTCGAAGCCGAACGCCTGGAGCTGGTGGATCTGGTGGACGGCGAAGATCCGCGCGAGGAGATCCGCCTCGGCGAATCGGCCCGCGATGATGTCGAACACGTAGGCCGTGCCGTCCTGGGTGAAGCCCGCGACGACGATCGCGCTCCGGTCGCCCGCGCCGCCCTTCCCGCCGGCCGCGGCATCGCACGTGGCGCCCATCGTGAGTCGCAGCGCCTGAGCGTGCGCGCGCGGGACCCACTGGAACAGTTCCCAGTGCAGGCCCCCCGTGAGCGCCGCGAGCCACGCCCCGCGCCGATAGCGCAGCTCCTCGGGCGAGTTCTCGCCGAGATCCCGCGTGAGGCCCTCGTAGTACTCGGCCGGGACGGGCGACTCCTCCTCCGGCACGTGCACGCACAGCGTCTCGCCATGCGGCTGCGGGAGGTCCGGCCGGAACGTGCGGAACGTCCAGTGCGCCGTCGAGCCCGGGTTGCCGAGCACGATCCCGCGGACCCGCTCGAGGACCATCGCCGGCGGATGCGACAGGCGCGGAATGAGCCCGCGGTAGCTCGACTCCGGCACGCCCGGCTGGATATTCCCCGCGTCGTCGAGGCCCCCCGCCGGCTCCTCGATCACGAATCCCGTCAAGTCGAGCGACTGCAGGCGCGCGACGTCCTTGGCATCGTCGAGGCCCGCGTAGACCACCTCGGCGCGCTGGCCCTTCGGCAGCCGGACGGTGTAGGTCTTCTGCTGCTCGTTCCAGCGGCCGTATGCCGGCGGCGGAAAGAGGTCGAGCCAGCTCTTGAGCGTCGTCCCCCGGATGCTCTCGTAGGTATCGCGCACGAAGAGCCAGCGGATCGTGTCGCCCGGATATTTCGCGGCGTACTTGCGACAGTGCTCGTAGACGTACATGCAGACGCCGCGGGTCTTGCCCGTCCGCGCGGGCCCGAAGAGCGCCACGATCTTCTGCGGCGCCGCCAGCGCCCGCTCGACCGACGGCGGCATCAGGTACACCGGGCCCGGCGGCGCCGTGATCACCTGGCGATAGAGGCGGGCGATCGCCGTGTCGGGGTCGATCGCGAAGCGGGCGGCGAGATAGGCGGCGCGCGCCCGGAACAGCCCGAGCGGGACCCGCCGCTCCGCGAGCTCGGCGCGCAGCGCGGCGTCGACGTCGACCTCGTCGAGCCGCGCGAGATACGCCGGGCGCTCGGGGAGGATGGCGTTCACCGGCGCCGCCGCGCGATGCGAACCGTCGCCAGCGCGCGCGTGAACGCCCGCTCGGCTCGCGCATAGGCCCGCGTCCGGCGCGCCGTCGCCTGCCCGGTCAGCGCATCGCTCGCCGCGTTCCACCGGAACGCCGCGATCCCGAGCGCCCGCTCGAGCCGGGCGCGGTCCCCCAGGTGCGGGGCCGTGGGCATCCCCCGCACGCGCGACGGGTCGACGGGGCTCATGGCGTCCCGGAATTTCCCGGTCCGGGTTCGCAATTTTCCGAGAAGATCGGTCGGGCGCCAACGTCAGTGCCCCGGGACCCCCCACCCCCCAGGATCGCCGCGGAGGCCCGGGAACGTGTTCGGATAGCCCCTCCCCCCGTCCGCGCGTCACCGTGGCCCGTCTCCGGCCCGGCTCGTGGCGATTTCGTGGCGCCCGCCGGGTCGCTCACACGCTGTCTCCGTCCAACCCGAGCAGGTTGAAGCTCACGCTGCCGTGCACCTCGTGCTCGAGCTTGTTCGGGTACCAGTCCAGCAGCTTCGCCAGCTCGACCGCCGCCTGCCGACGCTCGCCGTAGTCCACCCGCGGCACGTCCGCGATGATCTCGTCGGAGACGACCTGCTCGGCCGCGCCCGCCGCCGGCGTCTTCCCCACCTGCAGCGACAACCCGGGCCGCAGGAAGACCTTGACCTTCACCGCGTCCAGGCCCTCCACCAGGCGGGTCCGGACCTTGCGCGCATCCGCGTCCGTGAAGCCGGCCTGCTCGAGCATGGTGCGGCCGAGCAGCGTGAGACGCGCTTGCTGGGCCGATTCACTGGGCATGGGTCGGGTCCAGGGGCGAGAGGCCAAGGGCCGGCCGTCGGGGGGCCCCATCGCGAATATTCGACCCCCCACCCCCCTCCGACGCTGGCGAGGCGCGAAGCAGCGCGAGGTACGCCTGCCGCGTGTTGGCGCCCAACGTGTCGAGCCATGCACGCAGCAAGACCCGACTGCGCCGCGCGATCACGCCGCCCTCCGGCAGCCGTGCAGCGCCCCGAGGGGTACCCAGCCCTGACACCACGCGCAGATCCGGCCGATCATGCCGACCTGGTCACCCGTACAACTGCCGCACACCACCGTGTAAACTATTGCCATCATTGACTCCGTTCGCCAGCGGATTCTTGTCGAGACTCCGCGAGTGCCCGTCCCCGTGTGCCACGCGCCACCCTGTGTGCCACGCGCCGAGTCCCTCGCTTGGGAGCATTCTCGACACGGACATCGCCCAGAGCTGACCCGGACATCGCCCGGATATGAGCCTGTGTTTCCGCATGCTTGCGTCGCTCGCCTACCTGGCAACGCGACCTGAGCGGGAGACAGGCGAGTAGAGCACATGGCGCGAGTGTTTCACGGTTTGCGGGCCTGTTTCGGGGGGTTCCGGGCCATGTAGCGGGCCACGTGATACATCTCCGGGCCATGTAGCGGGCCACGTAACTGGGACGCTACCCGCCCCGGGTGAGGCGCCGCAGCACATCGACCGTGGTCGGGGGCAGGAGCAAGATGCGTCGACGCCACGCCTTGCCCCGAACCGGCTGTCGGCCATCACGACGGACGGGCAGGTTGTGCAGGTAGATCAAGTTGCGGATGGTCTTCGGGGCACGCCGACACGCCAACGCCGCTTCCTGGACCGTCCAGCACAGCTGGGCGTCCCCGAGGATCTTGGACGAGGAGCCCGATGACGTCACCCATCGCCTCGATGGGCAGGACACGGCGGCCATGAGGGCTTGAGGCCGGGAAAGTCCAGGCGCACGCATTTCCCCCGGACAAGCGGATCGGGACAGTCGTGGTGAAAGGCCGCCCAGGGGTAGAGGCCGGGGGTCCACCCCGAGGTGCCTCGAGGCTGATCGGGAGGCCAGGTGTACAGCGGCGACGAGCTGGCGGGCGATCGGGTGCACGCCGTGAGGCCGGAGGCATCGAGGGCGATCCCGCGGGCGGGGCAGGTCGGCAGGTGGGTGCAGACGTGGGCCGTGGGGGTGGCTGGTGCCGTGGAAGGCTTCGAAGCCTTCGGTAGGGGGGTAGGGGGGAATCCTGTTACTGCTCCTGGTACTGTTTCGCCCATGCCTTTGCCTAAGCCTTCGTGGAAGTCTTCATGGAAGGCTTTCTCGAAGGCTTCGCCCAAGTCTTTGACATAGGCTTCGATGGCGGCGATGGCGGCAATCTTGAGGGGACAATCCGGGATTTCCGTCACGGCCTTGCGCCAAGCCTTGACGACATTGGGCGATTCCGGCGGGTTGTGGGCTAGGGCCTTGGGGAGCCAGATGACCCGGGCCCGCCGATCGATCTGGGCCATGCCAGCGTTCAGGATCTCCTGGAGACACTTACGCAGCGCGGGCAGGGGCCAGCCGAGCGCCTCCGCGAGCGCGCTCTCGCCGATGACGAAGAGGCCCGGCACCGCGCTCGTGTGGCGTCCGGTGAGCAGGTAGGTCCACAAGGTTTGCCCATTCGGGCGGGGCGCGGACAGCGCGAGGAAGCGCGGATCATCCCACATCAGGACGGACACGCGCCGGTAGCGCGTCTTGGGGCGCGGTCGGGCACGACTGGTGAGCGTGGCCATCAGAAGGGCACCTCATTCCTGGGATCGTCGGGGTCGAGCGGCAGCGCGGATGGGACGGCTGGCGGGACCTCGCCGAGCTGGGAGAAGCGGACGTGGACCGGATCCCAATCGAGCGCGGTGCTGCCGCCCGTCTGCCCGTGGCGGAGCTTGGCGAAGACGATCTCCCGGTCGTAGTGCTCGAGCGAGGGTTGCCACAGGAGCAGCACCACGTCGGCGTCGGCCTCGATGTCGCCCGACTCCTTGAGGTCCTCGAGGGTCGGCGGGGTCCGTTTCGGTCCGCGGGTCTTCCCGCGTCCGGCGATCTCCGTCTGCGGCCGGCGGAGCGACGAGAGCGCCAGCACGCTACAGCAGCCCATCTCGTGGGCGATGGCTTTCAGCCCGGCCGACACGGCCGTCACCTCGAGGCGTCGTTGCTGTTTCGCCGCCTCGGGGGCCCGGACGAGCTGGACGTAATCGACGACGAGGAACCGCGGTCGCAGGGTGCGCACCTGCCGGCGGATCTCGGGGATCGTGGTCGCCTGGTCATCGAACCACAGGGGCAGGGCAGACAAGCGCGGCCAGGCCCGGTCGATGCGCCGGCGTTCTTCCGGGTCGAGGTCGTGTTGCCGGAGCGCCGTGGCCGAGACGTGACACTCCTGGGCGAGGAGCCGATGGGCGAGGGCGGCGTTCTTCATCTCGCGCGAGATGATCAGGGTCGGTTGGCCCGCCTGGGCGGCGAGCGCCCCCCACTGGACAGCGAGGGCCGTTTTCGACGTGCCTGGTCGTCCTCCGAGCACGGCGTATTCCCCGATGAGCAGGCCCCCGCCGAGGCGGGCGTCGAGCTCCGGGATCGGGGAGCGGACGAAGTCCGTCTCGGGGGTGTCGAGCTGCGTCCACAGGGTGGCGAGGACCTCTCGGATCGATTGCGGGTCGGCCGGCGGGGCCAGCGCACGCCCCGGTCCGTCCTGGGTGGCGTGCAGCGTGCCGAGGCCATCCCGGACGGCGTCGAGGACCTCGGACACGGCACCGGGCGCATAGGCACGGGCAATGACCTCCGTCGCCATGCGGATCGCCGCGCGCTTGACCGCGGCCTCCCGCACGAGCGCGACGTAGCTCGGCAGATGCGCCAGGAGCCCCGCCTCCTCGAGGCACTGGGCGAGGCACGGCAGCCCGACCGCGTCGAGATCGTCGGCGGCCCGGAGCGCGGCCTGGACCGTGACAAGGGTGACGGCCTGGCCCGCGCGCGCCACGGTGCCGATGGCGGTGAACAGGCGCTGATGCCGGTCGAAGTAAAACGCGTCACCCTCGAGGCCCCCGGCCGTGGCGATCACCGCGAGGGCGGCGGCCCCGGACTCGAGGCACGCGCCCAGCACGGCGCGCTCGGCCTCCGCGTTGTGGGGCGGAATGCGCGCGGTCAGGAGATCGTTCAACGTGGGCATCAGGGCCGGTATTGCGTGGCGTTCTGGGCGCGGCCCCAGAGGGTGGTGAAGTTGAACGGGGGACGGGCCGGCTGCTGCCCCCCGCCGCCCTCGTGGCATCCGGTCACGCGGCAGGCGAAGCTCTGCACGTCGTGGAACAGGGATAGGGATTCACAGATGCCACATCGGTAGAACAGTCCCGCCTCCCAGTTCCACAGGGTCGGCAGTGTGTCGTCGACGAAGCACTCAGCTAGCAGCCCAATGACGGGGAACCCCTCGTGATACGCGTTGGCAGATGGCAGGGCGCCGACGCCGACGAGGAGCGCTTCGCGCGCCCACCCAGACCGTTCGATCTTCTCGGTATGCGGGACCAAGTCGCCGAGGACCAGCGCCGGCTTCACCTCGACGAGCACCGGAGCATGCGGGAAGCGCAAGATGAAATCCGGGACGTACCAATCAAGATCAATGGGCTCGTAGCTCCACGGCCACTGACAGCCATCGAAAAACGCGGCCCATGTCGCCTCGAGGCGGGAGCGGAAGCGAATTGATTTGTAGACGGTGGGGATCGCATTCATCAGGCACACCTCACCCCACGACGTCCCGTCCCTCTCCCGGCGCGTCGGGCTGAAGCTCACTGAGGACGCCTTATCGTCTCACTGTGAACAGTTGACTGCGCCTCCACTCGCTGTGAATTGCGGCGATTCTGATCAGTCGAGCGATGCAGACCGTGCGCTCACGCGAACAGCTCCGCACTCGCGCGCACCTGGCCGCGGCCTTCGATGAGCTGCAGCGTGCGGAGCCGGCTCAGGTAGGTCGAGAACGTGCCGCTCCTCGAATTCAGGTCGGCCCGCTCCCCGAGCTGCTCGAGCGTCAAGCCATTCGGGTAGGCGTCGGCGAGCGCCTGCAGGATGCGCGCGGCGCCACTCGTGCCCAGCTCGCGGAGCCAGTAGTCGAGGAGGGCCTGCCCTGTTGGCAGCGGGTCATACGAGCCGAGCGCCTGCAGCCCGGCGTCGGTGATCGTCGACGCCGCCCCCGGCCCGCCATCCTGAATCCACCCGCGCTGCCGCCCGCGGCTCATGTACGTGCTAAACGTGCCGCTCCGGCTCGACAGGCCGGCGCGGATGCCGATCTGGGGCAGCGTGAGCCCCTCGGGGCGCTGGGCGAGGGCCACGAGGATACGGCGCAGGCCGCCCGTCCCCACCGCCTCGTCTGTCGGACCGGCGATCACCCGCGCGGGTCGTGGTATCGTGGCCGTCGGCCGAATGGGCGTCACCGTCGCCAGCTTGGGGGGCTGGCCGATGATCGTCTGGAGCGCGGCGAGCAGCGCCCGCGCCTCCTCGGCCTGGTGGTCCCACAGCAGCGTCATCGCCTTGCCGTGCCGATCGGCCTCGGCCAGCATCCGCTCGTAGTGACGGACGAGCGTCGCGATCTGGCTGTCCTTCAGGATCGGCACCTCGACGCGCGTCTCCTTCACCGGCTTCACTGAAGGGGCCGGCGCCGCCTTCACCCGCGCCAGCTCGGCCTTGACCGCGGCGAGCTCGGCCCGCAGCGCCTTCGGGTCCTCTGCTTTGGCCCGCTCCACGTTGGCGGCGAGCTTGGCCTTGAGGGAGTCGAGGTTCACCTCGTGCAGATGCTTCGGCGGGCGCACCACCTCTCCGACCGAGGGGCTCGCCGAGCTATCGAAGGTCCGGCGCTTGCGGATCTGGACCTGGCGCATGATGTCGAGCTGCGGCGCCCACACCCACGCCTGCCCCTTGGGCATCCCCGCCAAGCTGCCGAGGATCGTCTTCAGTTCCGCGGCGCTGGCGTTCTCCTCGAGCCACTCACCCAGCGCCTTGCGATCCTGGGGGCTGATGAGCCGATGCGCGATGATAGTATCGGCCTGGCTCAGGACGTCCTTGTTGATCGTGGCCGGGCGCTGCGTCACGAGGACCACGCCAAACCCCGTGTTCCGGCCGCGCGCGCAGAGATCCTCGACGGCACCCACGACGCGCGCCGTCTCGCCCATGACCCGCTGCGGGACGAAGAGCGGCGCCTCGTCGATGAACACCGTCAACGGCGATCGATGCTCGGGCTTGCCCTTGAGGTGATAGATCTCCTCGCAGAACTCGGTCACGAAGCGGCGCTGGCCCGCCTTGCGCAGATGCCGCAACGACAGGATCAGCGGCACGCGCTCCATCACCACGAACTCGGCGATGGCCTTGCCATCCGTCTCCGCGAGCGGAATATCGCCGTGCGGCCCGCCGAAGATGAAGATCGGGTAACCGCTGCGCAGGCCCCAGCTCCCGTCCGTCGGGTCGATGAAGACCACCTGCTGATTGCGGTCGAGCAGCTCCTCGGCGATCACGCCGGCGCTGTTCGTCTTGCCGCTATTGCGGATGCCGACGAGCGCGATGACCTGGCCCGCCACCTCGATCGGCAGCCGGAGATCCTTCGAGAGGAACAGCGGCTCAGCCATCACGATTCTCGGGCCCGACGTGGGCTAGCCGGAAGGGGCCTTGACTCTCGGATAGCCGGGTGTGGTATTGCTCTGCTTTCTGCAAGGAGGGGGAGCTATGGATGCCGATGAGCGGATCAGCCTGATTCAGTTGAAGATTGAGCGTGCCAGGGAGCGCCTCCGCGAACTGGGGGCCGCGATCAAGGCCTTCCACGATACCAAGCCGTACGTCATAGAAACAAAGCGCGATCCGAGTACGCGACGCCTCATCTACTACCTCACTCGAGCGCTCCCGGTACCCCTGACCGTCTCGACCATTGCCGGCGACATGCTCCAGAATCTCAGGAGCGCCCTCGATCACTTGGCGTATCAGCTGGTCCTCGTCGGTGAGGGGCGACCGGGCCCGTTCACGCACGTCTATTTCCCCATTGCCGACGACCACAAGGAGCACAGAGAGCGTCGGCCTCGGCAGACGAAGGGAATGCGGGCGGATGCGATACACGCGATTGATGCGTTGAAGCCGTATCGGGGCGGGAACGATACGCTGTGGCGGCTGCACAAGCTGAACAACATTGACAAGCACCGCTTGTTGATCACGGCGGGATCTGCGTTCGCCGGTGTCAATGTTGGGCCCGTCCTCCAACGTCATATGTCGCAATTGATGAACACGATGCCCTCGGCTGCCGGCGGCCCGATTGAAGTCCCCACGCCCGAGATCTTCGTGCAGCCGGCCGATCGGCTGTTCCCGTTGGTCGCAGGTAAGGAACTGTATATCGACGAGCCAGACGCGGAACCGTCCCCCAAGATTGAATTCCGCCTCCAGGTCGAGTTCTACGAGCCCGGCCTCATAGAGGGCGAGTCGCTGACCGACAGCCTGCAGGCAATGTTGGATGAGGTGGAAAAGATTGTCCTGAGCTTCAAGCCGCTGCTGGCGTAGCGCTTTCCGTGGGAGCACCCTGACCACGATCACCGCACCATCTGCCCTACCCGGCCGGGCACTAGCTCCTCAAGCGCGTAATGCAGGAGGGCCACGGCATCGGCCTCGTTGTCGTCGGTGACGGCTTTCCAGCGCCGGCAGACGGCGGCGAGCACGTCGGGCTTCTTCGCGTTGCCCTTCCCGGTCGTGAACTTCTTGAGCGTCGACGGGTAGACCGCCGTGTGCTCAATGCCGCGCTCCGCGCAATACTCCTGCACGCGGGTCGCGAGGCCCGAGGCGAGCTCCCGCGTGCTCGCCCCGGCGAACTTCGTCGTGGTCGGCACGGTCTGCTCGTAGACAATCAGCTCTGCGCGCGTGCCGATCTCGGCGAGCCATCGCCGGAACCGGATGTAGCGCATGCCGGGCGACTCGCCGCGCTTGACGTCGAAGACCTGGACCCCGCTCTCGACACGGTCGCCCTCTCGGAGGGCCCAGCCGGTCGTGGTCGCGAGATCCAGGGCCAGGATGTTCATGGTAGACTCCGGCAAATGTTGAACGACGTTGTCGGAGCTTGATGGCGTCCGGAACGCTTGTCGTCGTGATCGGCGCTGGGGCATCCTACGACTGCCTCCTGCCGGACAGTACCCAGACGCCAGAGTATCGGCCTCCGCTCGCCAAGGACCTCTTCTCGCCAAATTTCAAGGACATTCTGCGGCGTTACCCCGGCGCTCAGCGGTGCAGCGGTGAGATTCGCGCTCTCATGTCCACCACCGGAATCAGTCTCGAGCAGGCTCTGCGCAAACTTGCGGATGACGCCAAGCCGCATATCAAACGGAACTTTCGCGGGGTGCCGCTGTATCTCCGAGAACTTCTTGGCAGGGTCCAAGAAAACTACATCACCCATGGCTCGAATGCCTTCGACCGTCTCGTTGATGAGATCTTCCGTGTTGTTCCGGAAACGTTTCAGACCGTGCTGTTCCTGACGCTGAACTACGACACCTTCCTGGAGGAGGCGCTGTGGCCAGTTCGACGCCGGCCCTTCAAGGAGGTCGACGACTATGTTCAGACTGATGCCCGTTTCGCCCTGATCAAGCTTCATGGGTCGGTTACGTGGGTGCATCCATTGCATCCGACCGTATATGAGCGGGTAATGGACGGGGCGGATCTTCCGAGAGAAGGCGATATTGTTGTTGTTGATTCCTACAGTGTGGCCTCGATCGACGGGACACAGGCGGTCTATCCAGCGCTCGCCATCCCGGTCGACGGGAAAACGGGATTTTACTGCCCCGCCACGTTGTGCGAGACGGCATCGAAGTGGTTGATGAATGCCACGGATCTGTTGGTGCTCGGATGCAGTGTCGTCGATCCGGACATTCTCACGCTCCTGGGCAGCATGCCCCGGCTCAATCGGTTCAAGATCGTAAATGGCTCCGCTACTGAAGGTGATGCAGCTTGGGATCGCCTCAGAGTCCACCAAGTGTTTCAAGACTTGCCCGGGCACATGCCAGCCTTTGCTGGAGGGTTTACGCAATTCGTCACTGGGGATGCTTTGGTCAAGTTTTTGGAAGGCTGACGTCACCGCGGGAACTCCCGGACCCGCAGATCCTCGGGCCACTCGGCCAGGTCGCCGCCCTTGCGGTCCTTGAGGCGGATGAACTGCCGGCCGAGATCGCCGGCCCATTCGCTGCCGATTTGCCGCTGATAGGGCGCTGCGCCGAGCTGCTTCACGAACACCGGCACGCCGGCCGCGCGGCACTGCGCAACGGTTGAGCGCGCCCACCCCAGATCGAACGGCCGCGCGCCGGGGCCGCTCTCGCCCCCCACGACGATCCAGGACAAGGGCGAAAGATGTCCCCAGGCGATCGCGCCGCGAGCCATCCGATAGCCGGCCAGCTTCGCCAGCGCGTCGGTATATGGGAGCCAAGGCTCGAAGTGCACTTCGCCGAGGGCCGGCTCATAGCTCACCCACCGCACTGCCGCCGGCGTCTTGAGTAGCAACGGAATCCGCGCATCGGCCGTTGCCTGGTCCTCGACGGAGACGCCCCAACAGACGTTCGACAGATCGGGCTCATCTGCCTTAGGGTCCGACCAGACGGCAGGTTTGCGCGCGAGCCACCAGTCCAGCATCCGACGCGGGCGCTTCGTGAGGACTTGAAAGGTGTGCTGTGTCGCCAGGGCCATGATGCCGAGGATCTGATCGATCCACTCGTCGGGCACCGCCTCGTGAAACAGGTCACTCATCGAATTGACGAAGATCCGCCGCGGCCGCTTCCACCGGAGCGGCTGGTCGAGCGCCGGTTCCCAGAGCCGCACGTCGCCCGTCCACCGCGGCTCGCCGCCGACCAGCTTCGTGAGGCCCTGATACTTCGTCTGCCCGAGCCGCTCGCCGAGCCGGTGCGCCTCGAGCTCGGCGTAGCAGCGGCGGCAGCCCTCGGACACGCGACTACAGCCCGCGAGGGGATTCCACGTCGCATCGGTCCACGAGATGCCGGTCTTGTCGCCCATCAGGAATCAGGCGCACCGGGAGCAGAGCGTCTCGCTCGCCCAGATGCAGCCGCCGTCGCACGGGTTATCCTCCGTGCACCCGCACCCGACGCAGCGCGGGCCCGCGCCCTCCAGGTCCTCCGGATCGAGGTCGAAGACTTCGTCCTCGAGGGCGAGATCGTCCGGATCCGGATCGTAGAACCGACTCACTTCTTGGCCTTCTTCTTCGTGGTGCCCTTCTTCTTCGCCGCCGAGCCCGACTCCTCGACTGCAGACGTCTGGACGGGTGGCGCCACGGCATCCACGATCTTCTTGACGTCGACGCCGAACGCCTTGGCACGCTTGAGGAACTCGCGCGGCGCCTGGTATTCGTAGCACTCGCCGCGGAGCACCTTGAACGCGGCATGGCGGACCAGGTCCTCCGCCGTGGTCCCGAGCGGCACGAATGAGGTAGTGCTGGCGGCGCCCTTCGGCATATTCCAGGGGTCCTCCTGGAGCTGGCCGAGGACGATCTGCGCGAGGAGGCCGGTCGCCTTGGCCGGCGCCTTCTTCACCCGCTCGGCGAGCGCCTCGAGGATCGCCGGCGCCGCCTTCTTCCACCGCGCCAGCTCGGCCTCATCTCGGGCGTGCTGCTCCCGTTGCTTGCGCTGCTCGATCTCCCAGCGCTGCTCGCCACTCTTGCCCTGCTTCGCAGCGCCGGCAGCGCGCGCCTTCCGCTCCTTCTGCTCGGCGCCCCAGTGGGTGGCGCACTTCTCCTTGGCGATGCACACCTTGAAGGCCTCGCTGCGGCCGGGCCCGATCACGACCACGCCGGTCACCGCATGCTCGCAGCGCTTGTGCTTGCCCGTGCCGTCGGCACGCTTCCAGGAGCGCGGCCCGAACGTCCGGCCCTCCCGCGCGGCCGGGTCGATGTAGTGCTCGTGAGTGATCGGGACGATCTTCTCGGCCTGCTCCTTGGCCGCGGTCACCGCCCCGACGGTCTCCGGGAAGAGCATGGGGTCCGCGGCCGCGGCCTGGAAGCGCACGTGCTTGTCGATCCAGGCCTGCAGCTCGCGGACGCTGATGGGCTTCCCGGGATCCTTCTCGCCGGCGAGCACCGAGACGAGCCGGGTGTCCCGCTCCGGATCCCAGAGGAGCTGCTCGCGCGTGAAGAGACCGCCGTCCGCGTACCCGCGCTCGGCGGTGCCGATGACCCGCGCCTGGTCCTTCGGCGTGAGGCGGGCCAGCAGTATGGCGTGGCCGGCGGTGATCTTCCCGTCGAAGGAGAGCGCTTGCGCGGCTTTGGTGAGCCCGAGGAGCTTCATCCGGTCGTAGACGTACTTGACCGACTTGCCGACCCGCTCCGCGATCCGCGCGACGTCGTAGCCGCCGGCGTCGAGGAGCTGCCGGTAGCCTTCCGCCTCTTCGAGCGGGTGGACGTCCTCGCGCTGGAGGTTCTCGATCGTCAAAATCTCGAGGAACTCCGTGTCGGTCATCTCGCGGACGATGGCGGGCACCTCGCCGACGCCGGCGGTCTTGGCGGCGCGGTACCGCCGATGGCCGGCCGCGATCTCGTAGCCGGCCGCATTGGGCCGCACGAGCAGCGGCGTCAGCACGCCCTTCGTCCGGATGCTCTCCGCGAGCTCGGCGAGCGCCTCGGCGTTGAAGTGCTTCCGCGGGTTGCGCTTGGACTCGTGCAGGTCGGTGAGGGACAGGACCTGGTAGCCGAGGAGGGCCGTCGTCATGGGTGGGCTCCTGTCAGCGCTCGGCGGGGAAGGCCTGGGCGAGCGCCGCCTTGAGAATGCGGGCGCTGGCCAGCTCGGCCTCGAGCTGCTCGAGCGCGCCGCGGATGGTGGCGATGGGGTCGGCGCCGTTCGGGGCGGCCACGCGGGCCACCCCCGTCGTCTTCGGGCGACCTCGTTTCTTGGCCGGGGCGGGCTTCGGCTTCGTCGTGCGAGCGCCCCCCCTGGTGGCCGGCGTGTCCTTCGGACACCCGGGCCGATGGGCGGTCTTCGGGTGCTTACACCATCCACAGGGCTTGTCGGGGTCGCCCCCGGGGCGCGTGTTCCGCTTGGCCATGGCGGGAACCTCCTTCGTCGTCGTGGATGGCGCGGGCGGGGCGTCCGCCGGCGGAGAGGGTGGGGGCGGTGTCTCAGCGGGCCCGCGGGCCTCCGCCAGGGCCGCCATCGCGGGCACACCGTGCTCGTCGATCAGGTGCGTGGCGATGCCCGTGGCGCCCCCCGTAAAGGGCTTGTAGCACCGCGGGCAGAGGCGGATCGCGGGTGGAGCGGTGGCGGGCGCCGTGGGAGCGGAGGCGACGCTCACACGCGTCCTCGTGACTGGGGGTCAATAGGACCGAGGCGGCAATCGCGCGCGTGTACCGGTTCCGGAGGCGTCACCGGTACAACTGTGCGGGTCGTGTACCAGTCTGGGTGGGCCGAGGGTGGAGACTGAGGGCGACAGGAGACAGCCCGGTGGCCTTCAAGTACGCGATTTAGCGCACAGGCACCTCCGAGCTGTCTTCCGTCTCTGGGTCGCACGGTTCTACCCCAGACCCTCCGGATGTGACATCAACATTCGCTAACTCACGAATTTCCTTCGCGTGTAGTACCGGCACATCGGCGTCGCTGTCCCGGTCATGTACCGGTCCCATCACGGCCACTGCGGGCGGCTAGCGTCTTCCGGTGGGCCTCAAGGCGCTCGAGCCCGGCGCGCTGCCGGGCCAGATCCGCGATGTTGTACCGGAGCGCGACACTCAAGCTCCGGTGCCCGGTGAGCGCCATGGCCGTCGCGAGGTCCACGCCAGCCATCACGAGATTCCTGTACGCTGTGCGACGAAAATCGTGCGGGATCTTGTCCTCGAGCCCCGCGGCGATCGCGGCGGCTTTCCACTGCTCCCGGAACCACGTCTCCGAGACCTTCGCGCCCCGGCCTTCCCCGAGGAGCGCCCGCCAGAAGACGTAGGGCGCACCCAGCACCCGGGCGCGGCGCCGGCGCTCGAGCAGCGCGAGAAACCCCTCCTCGATGATCGGCCGCGTGCGCCCCTCCTTGTTCTTCGAGGTATCCAGCCGCACCGTCCGCTCCCGCAGATCGAT